ATACTTCTTGAAGAGCTCAAGATGTTTCCAGACGAGTGGACGCCCCATCACCGAGAAACATCTTGAGCTCTTCAAGAAGTATAAGGTCAACGTCGGCTTCTCCATCGACGGACCTGAAGAGTTGAACGATGCTCGATGGGCTGGGTCTACGAGGGAGACCAGGGAGGCTACTGCTCACTCCATCGCAATGTTGGAGCGTTGCCTCGTCGAGAAGATAGGCTATCCGTCCGTCACCGCTACGTTCAATCGCAAGAACGCATCTGCGACACGACTCCCACGTTTGGTTGAGTGGTTGTCTCATCTCGATGAGCTGGGGATGTACGGGGCCAACATGCACGCGATGGAGCTCGACGGCCCGACGCGGTGGCTCGCGCTCTCGCAGGAGGAGAATCTTGCGGCGTTCATTGCCGTCCATGAAGCGTCGCTCCGGTTCAAGAATCTCCAGGTTGCTCCGTTCCGGGACATGCTTCAGTTACTGAAGGGCCAAGACCGTTGGAAGTGGAACGATGGCAGCGAGGCCTCCGTCACCTGCACGTTTACGGCTTGCGATCCGTGGACCACGAATGGAGTGCGTGGCGTTCAGGCCGATGGTTCCCGGTCACTCTGTCAACGTGTCCACAAGGACGGTCAGACATGGCAGCCCACGCGAAGTCAGGGTCCTTTTGCCCGGCAACTCGCTCTGCGAGTTACACCACAAGAGGATGGTGGATGCCAGGGTTGTCGATTCATGATCACGTGCAAGGGACAGTGCCCGGGTACGGCGATCGACGGGGATCCACGCAAGAAGAGCCGTGACTGTCAAACGTGGTTCGGTCTCTTCGAGCATTTCGAGCACGCTCTTTTGGCCTCGGGAGAGCGGCCGATTACTCTTCGTCCCGATCTCGAGAAGATCGAAGCCACCATGGCTGCAGCGTGGGCAAAGGGAATCGACGCGAAGATCGTTGACATTCTCGAGGGTCGCATTGTACGTGCCGTAGACAAGACGCGCCATGACGATCATGATGACCATGATGATCATAATGATCTGAGCCTTGCGCTCAGGGGAGGGGAACGTGTTCAGGACTGATGAGTTCTTTCGTGGCCCGCAATGGACCACGGTGGAACGTCGAGAAGAGCTTCAACCGCTCATCGCTCTTGCGGTTCGTGGGTGGAACGAACTGGAGGTCCTCTCCGTCTCCAGTGGGCTACGCTCATCGGCACTTGTGACGGTGTCCATCGAGGATCTGGTCCGGGCCACTCGCGCGGTGTCGATGCAGAATTTGGAACTGACCGTCCTCGGCAAGGTGATGATCGCCGAGACCTACACATCGGCCAGTGGGACCAGTGGACAGCCCGGGATGCGCGTGGCAGTGCACCGCCCCGGGCTTCGAACGAGTTGGTTGGAGGCGTGGGAAGGAGCAGGTGACCAAGACAAGATAGGAGCCTTGCTGGGCTTCCCGCCTTGTTGCATCGAGCATTTCAAGCGGACGTGGGTGGAGCGGCGCTTGCAGGACCCAACGCATTCGGTCTTGGGGAATGGTATCGACGGTCCCGCGGAGGTGAACATCCTGCTGCGATGGATCGGTGTGCGTTTGGTTCCTCATCTGCCGTGCTCCTTCAGTTGTAGGGCGACCTCCGATCTTGGCCGCGCGTTTGCTCAGCTTGGCTCCGACAACGGCATGACTGCTGAGATTGACGCGGCTCTGTATCTGCTGGGTCTGGAGATGACCTACTCGGCGCTCAACGGTATCGGCCGTGTTGAGACTGAGGGTTTTCGGTTCGAGTTCCCTACCGACCAGACTCTCGGTCTCGTTCAGGCACACCGTAGCAGAATCGCAAGAGTGGAACTGCGAGCCTTCACGGGTGAACCTCTTGAGACGCCACAGAACACCGGCATCGTTGGTGACAACGGCTTCAGGTCGCGAAGCGCGATGACCGATGCGCATGCGGTCGTTCTTTCTACAGTCGAGACCTTGGGTCTCAAGCACGCGACCGTCGTGGACTTGGGCTGTGGCGACGGGACGCTGCTGAACAAGCTCGTGATGGCAGGCGTCGCAGATCGTGGCATCGGCTACGAGCAGGACGCCGAGAAGGCCAAGCGGGGCTCCAGCCGTTACCCCGATCTCACGCTGCGAGCCATGCTCATTCAGAACATCGAGGCGTTGATGTGCGACCTCGTACTGATCTCGGTCGCGCGCATCCAAGAGTCCACTGTTGAGCAGCGTCGTCGTCTCGAAGTCCTATTCCGCGGTGCTCGTAACATCGTCATCTACTCGTATGACAACGAGGACATCATCGGAGAAGTGCAACGCACCGGCATCAATCTTACGCCAGCTCTCGACACGCTGCGCACCGCAGAGCACTTCAGCGCGGCTCAGTTTCTGGAGGTGTCCTCGTGCGAAGCATGATCGATGAGTGCCCGTGGACCATCCTGCACAAGGGACATCTCGCTTGGAATCAGCGGTCTCTACTGCCGGGTGACTTTCGTCCGGGTTATCCACCAAAGTCGTGGTACATCGTCTGGGCCGACGGCCGGGCTTCTGATCCCTACGAGACTCCTCATTGCGTGACTTGCGGGGAAGTGCCGGATGTGAACGACCTGGAGCCCGTGGAGACGTCGACGGCACTCATGGGCTTCCTGGATATATACCGGCGTGGAATCCGTCCGTGGCCACGGCCCACACGAGAGGACACGTGTTGGTGGTGCAACAGCCCCGCTCCTCTGACAAATGACCATCCTCCGCTTTGCGCTCAGTGCGCTGAGCATCTCAAGAGGTACTGAGCCATGGCCTGGACAACTCCTCGAACGTGGGCCGCCGGCGAGACGGTCACCTCGTCGATGATGAATGCGCACGTTCGGGACAACCTGAATGTGCTGAAGACGAGCATCGCCGATGATGGAACTCTCGTCGCTCCGCAGACCCTGAGCAGCCAGACCGGATCCGTCGCGAACGTGGCAGCGACCGAGACGACGCTGTTCACCTACACGATCATCGGAGGCAAGCTCGCGACGAATGGACAGCGGATTCGGCTCACGGCAACGGGCACGCATACGGCCGCTGCGGCGACGAAGTTGTTCAAGCTCCACTTCGGTGGAACGTCAGCGGCCATCCTTGCGAACGCGTTCAACTCCGCGGCTGGCAGTTGGGTCTTCGAGGCGATCATCACTCGGTTGTCGGCGACGACGCAATCGATGTGGACTCGATTCCTGGAGTGGCAGACCGGCTCCGCCAACATGGTTCACTACGGACCACGTGCGGCTCCGGCTGAGACGTTGTCCGGGACCGTCGTCGTGAAGATCACGGGACAGGCCACGAACAACGGTGAGCTGACGGGCACGGACTTCGTCGTGGAGTTCCTCCCGTGACTGTGAATCTGAGGACAGCCGAGGACCTCGAAGCGTTTCAGTTCTGGTGGCATGCGATAGTCTTCGGCTCACCACGACTCGGCTTGCGACGCGGCGAGATGGAGCTTCGCCGCAAGCTGATGGGCATCAGCCGCCCGGCCGGAGTGGACCAGTACTCCCGCGTCCTTCTGGGACCGTGCTCTGTTGCGCTGCAAGAAGGGGAACGGCTGCTCCTACTGGAGTGCTTCGGGGCCGTAACGTGGCAGGCAGCCGTAGCCGCGCACGTGCTCAGGGCGGTGCGGCTCCTGGGTGCCACGGTGCCCCCCACCGCCGGGGCCGGGGTGCCCGCCCTGGGTTAGCCGGGGGCCGCCCCTTGGCCTAGCCGGGGGCCGGGGGGCCGGTAGGGTGGGGGGTACCCCCCGCGCGACCCCAGGAGCCGCCTAGGAACCCTCCTTTTTAGGCCACTGGGGACTCCTGGGCGGAGTTTTGGCCCGCCGCTGGGGTGTTGCCCCCTGGGTGCCCGCCGGAGCACCGGGCCGCCCCGGGTAGCCGGGCAGTTCTCGGAGCTTTTGGGGTGCTTCTGGGGTGCCCCTCACTGCCCGCAGACACGAAAAATGGGGGCCGTCCCCCAGGTGCCGGAACGTGCGCACCTGGGAGACGGCCCCCAGTCCTATCGACCACTAGCTCTGTTGAACGCGGCGAGAGCCTCGCCGTCCTCTGCGAGGCCGGTTTGCCCGGGCCATGACCAGACCCAGAAGATTGTCCCTGAACGCCCGGGCAGTCGGCCGAGCTTTGCCCATGTCTCGATCTGCGTCTCGACGGATCCGTTGCGCGACACCGCTCGAAGATCGTAGCCTTGTCCGAGGACAAGGTTCCAGGTTGGATGATCAGTGTACGCGGTCACGCACTGCGAGAGCTTCTTGCCTCCGATGCCAGCCCAGTCGTAGCACGATACGCCGAAGTAGTCGACTGCTGGCCGCTCGTTGCCGACGCGGTCGATGCCCTCGAAGAGGACCGTGCGAAAGCCTGCGTTGCGGACGATCGTGATAGCCTCGTCTCGAAGCTCTCGCGGGATGCCGTTGTGCAACGGCTCATCCACGACGTAGACCCCAGCGAGTACGCCCGCACGTCGCAGAGGCTCCATCCAAGCGAGCGTCGCTTGCCAGCCTCCGACCGAAGACGCCACGACTCCGCGCATCTTGAACTGGGAACCCGGACGTTGGCTCTTCTGGCCAATCTCGACACCCCATGTGTCACGAGGATTGCCGAAGACGTGGTGTGCCGAAACGATCGCGACCTTGCCGTTGGCGAACAGCGCTGACGCGACCACGTTGGCGTCGTCGTCGTAAGTCGGCACGATGAGAACGACGTTGCCGCCGTTGGCGGCGACCGATGGCGTGTCTGCGCTCTCGGCGAAGGCTCCGAATATCTGCCGGGGTAATGTGGCCAACGGCATCGGTGCGTCGGGAGTGGGTTCGTTGCCGGGAGTGGTTGGCCCAGAGACGGAGCCACCACAGGCCGAGACGATGACGAGAGCGAGTACGACGAGTCCACGATAGCTCATTGAATCCTCCTAAGGATCGAGAGTCCGTGCCGGTGCCCCACGCTAACGTTCCCAAGCGAGTGTGGGACACCGGCGCTGACCTACGACCTCCTTTCTCTCTTGCGTCTCAGCACGCGCATCTCGGGTTCCTGGTTCCGGAAGTGCTGACCCTTCTTGCCCGGGTGTGCGTTGATGGACTTGACGGCCTCACCGAGTTCGTGTAGAACGCGGTGCACAGCGGTCCAGCGGCCCGGTCTCTTCGGGAGACCGAACCGTGCCTCTAGGTGATCCGAGAAGGCACGAGCGTTGCCAAGGACAACGTCACCGTTCTCGGACTCCCAGATGAACTGACGCTTTCCGTTCTCGACACCGGCATACGAGGTGATGATGGCATCGAGGATCTCCGACCGGTCGAACCACCTCACGGGAGGTTGCTCTTGCCCGAACTGTAGCGACCGACTTGGGTCAGGCGCTCCGACACCTTGGCGGTGTCCTTCTCGCCCAAGATGAACTCCACGTCGATGACGTCGCCGCTGTTGAGCCCGTCCCAGTGAGCGGCGACGTAGCGATGAGCCTCGGCCACGGTGCGCGGGGGACGATTCCAGCTGAACGGGTCGTGGCGAATTTCCCCGCCTTCGAGTCGACCGAACAGCACCAGCGGATACGTGAAGCCGAAGCCCGCTCGACGGAGCAGGTACTCCTCGGCAAGTCCCTGGCCCGTCGCGAGCCATTCGGGCGCGTTCGGAGTCTCGCTTGGGGCCATGAGGATCCCGAAGCACGGGATGGCGGTGCTGCGGTCGCGTACCTCGAAGAGCTTGATCTGCATCATCGATCCTTTCTGATCTGGCGGATCTCGCGGATGAATCCGCCGAGCCCCGTTCCCAGGTCCTTGAAGAAGCGTCCACCGAACAGGAGCACCACGATCGCCGACACGACGACCAGTTCAGGTACCCCCAGACCGAATGGCATCTACCTGTCGCTCCTCATGGCGAGGAGAGCGGCCAGCTCCTGCTCCTTACGCTCGATGCTGCGGTCCAGGGTGACGCGCTTCTCGATGTTGACGCGCTCGGTCTGGCTGAGGGACAGCTCTGCGATGACGAAGCTGCGTAGCCGCTCCATCACTGAGCTCGGGGTCTCCGAGGGTCCTACCTGTGCGGTGGCCTCGACGTGGACGTGCGAGAACGGCTTGCCCTCGGTCGGACCGTTGGCGCGGAACGAGACGGACGTGATCTTCATGGTTTCTATCTCCTCTTTTGACTACCGTTCCTTGGGATTCTCCGCCGGGTTGTTGAGACTCCTCACGATCTGCTCCAGCGCCTTGGCCTGTCGCTCTTGGGCAGCCGCGATCCTCTCGGTGGCGTCGGCGATTCTTTGTTGGACCCCTCTGCCATCATACCCATCAGTCAGTCGCGGGGCCGTGAAGAAAAGCAACGCGATCATGATGATGAGGACGATGGACCCCATCACATTCATCAGTACTCGCTTCATCTCTTCTCCTTGCTTGGATGGACAACGGTTGGCGCGACCTGACGTTGTCGTTCTTGCGGCACGTGAACGATGCGAACTAGTCTTTCGCGACGGCTCCACCTCCTTGCTTCTCGACAACTGGACACGAAGATGTCGACGTGGCGCCCACGAACCAACCCTCCAACGTCGTGGACCATGCGCTCGCCGAAACCCTCGATGTCGATGATGGAACCCAATGGGAGAACGCTGGGGTCGGCTGCGACCGTGAAGCCGACGACGGGCTGAGTGCCCGCCTTAGTTGCGTGGCCCCGCTCTACATCGCAGCCGACTGCGTACATCGTGATGACGAAAAGTGTCCCTACGGTCATGCGAGTTCCCCCTTCGGCCTCTCGCCACCGATGGCGTTAGCCTTGAGATTGACCGCGTCAGCAGCGGCGTAGCCTCTGCGGTGTCCTTCAGCGTTGGCATCACCACGGGAGCCGTGGATCACCGCTGCTCTACGTGTGTTCTCCGCCATCCACTCCTTTAGCGCCCGCTCCGACTTGTTGAAGCGGATGAGAGCTACGCTAGTAGCGGATGCTTGTGCCTTGCGTTCTGCCTCGTAGCGTTCCGCTAGCCTCACGGTGAACGCGAGTACGTAGGAGGCCTTGAAGCCGTCGCAGTTTGCCTCGAGACCTTGGATGCGGCACTCCTTCACGTAGTCCAGCCGTGCCCTGATGGCCATGCGAAAGATGAGACGCTGAAGGGTGACGATCATGTACTCAGCCACCTCTGCATCCGACTTGCGCCCGATGAGCGTCAGTGTGTTGGAGTGTTGGTGCACCATGATACGGCAGAAGTGAGCCTTGGCGACGATGCCGGCAAGGCGTTCGACCCAAGCGACACGGGCCTTCTTGTGGCGCACACCATCCTTCTCGGCTCCGTCGTACTTGCGGTAGTCGATGTGATGTGGGCCGACGGGCTCCTCGAGTTCCATCTTCTCGAACTCGATGTCCGTCATCTCGATCTTGTGCTTGAGCAGCAGCCGCTGAATCATCTCAGCAAAGGCTTCGGCCTCTGCTTGTGATCCGATCTTCTCGGCTGAGTCAGCATGTGCCTTCAGCTTTCGAATGCGATCCAGCACCTTCTCGTCAGCCAAGATTATCCTCCTTCTCCTTCAGTTGGACGATGATCTCGTCCACGAGGCCGTCCACCGCTTGGAGTGGGCCACCCTCCTCGGACAACTTGTTCATCATGATGCGCGCAGCTTCTTTCTGAATAAGGTAGTTGACCACTCGAGAAGAGGATCCGTACAGCCGCGCGAAGTTCTGGGTCTTGGCGCAGCCATGGCACGTGTGCCAGTTGTAGTAGACACCGGTGAGGCAATGGATGCATCGGGGATGATTCTCACGGCGGCGACCGCAACTGACGCAACGCCCCAGCACGATGCGCCACCAGATGCCTACTGGCGGCCACGAGCCTTCCTCCATCCGCCAGAGGATGGCGATGAAGGCAAGGCTCGCGAGGATGGTGAAGACGAACGCCCCGACGGCGCTCACCACCGCCTCAGTCCGGCGGAGAGGCGCTCACCCATACGTTCGAAGGACGTGAATGCCCGGTCGGTGTACTCGATGGCCACGGCACCGGGCTCGTCCGGATCACCGATGGCGGCGACGAGCTTCTGGCGGATCGGCCGCACGACGCGTCCGGTCGAGAACAGCATGTGCGGCGCGAGCGGACAGGACCCTCCAACGGGGATCACGCGGTGGCAGGTATTGCAGCGGTTCTTCTTGGCTCGGCTCATCTTCTCTTCTCCCCTCTCAGTTCCAGACGAAGCGCAACGGTCCAACACGGCGTGCCCGGTACCATGCGAACCCCCGGGTGCGACGAACGACGAGTGATAACTTGTGGTGTAGTAGCCAATCGAAGTGATCGGTCACCTGAGCGTTCTCGTGGGCGAGAAAGATGAATCGCCGCGCGAGGAGATTGATACGGATGCGGGGCTCCATCAGCTCTTGCTCTCGAGGATGGTGACCATTGGCTCAACGTCGGACGAGTGGTTGTCGGCGGAGCGCATCGTAGCGAGGTCTACGCAGCAGTGCTGCGAGTGATAGGAACCGGGCCCCGACGCGATGCCTGACGTGCCGCATCTTGGACAGGTCTCTGGTTTCGGCAGCGCTAGGAACCGCCAGTGGTGCATCCCTGGCTCCGAGAGGCGCTCCGCGTGCACAGCGCAGATGTTGTAGTCGCGCGAGCGAGGCTGTGGCACGAATCGGCCCTCGATCTCAACCACGTGCGCTTCGCACCACGTCTTGCCGACGGCCACATTCTGATCGGGCGTTGGATCACCGTTCTTGTCGATCCACTGGATCTCGCACTTCATGTCATCCTCCTTACGCCCGGGCTTGGGACCGAGCCGCGCATTACACGGTGCCACGGTGGTGGCACCGTGCCCTCTGCTCTACTAGAAGGCCATCTCGAAGACCTTGCCCGCCGCACGCTCGGCTCGCACGCGCTCGTCAGCGTACGGAATCGACTTGGCGTGCTCGCTCAGGCCGTTGCCCATTCCCCAAACACTGGTCGGCGAGCCGTACCAGTCCTCGTGCTTCTCGGCGAGGAGGTACCCCGCCTCGAGCGTCTTGCGGGGCACGCCGAGCGATCGCATGCCGAAGAGCTTGTCGAGCAGTTCGTCCTTGTCCGCGGCGATCTCGTGCGCCATGCACCGCTTGATCTTCGCTTCGTCCTCACTGGCCGACGCCGTCGCGTACGCCTTCAGCTCGACGCGGAGTTGCGAGAACGCCCGGTCGTCCGCGTTGCCCGTGTGACGAATGCGCAACTCGCGCACTCCCTCGACGCCCCACACGTTGTGGTTGCCACAGATGTAGGAGTAGAGGAACGTGAGAAGCCAGAACGCCTTGTCGCCGACCTCGGAGTTGGCCACCATGAACCCACGGCTGAGTCCGCCACCGGGCAACGACTCGAAGACGCGGCGGTCGTTGTCCACGAGGAACGCGAAGACGTCGTGGTCGCTGGCGTACAGGCCACGCGTCTTACCACCGGACACCAGATCCGTTTCCGGCGCGGGCTGCCATTCCTTCGGGAGATTCATGAGCCGCTGCGTGATGTCGCGGTCCCAGATGCGAGAGTACCCGGTGCCCGTGAAGGCGCGGATGGCCGTGGAGCCGTTGACGTCGAGCAGGAGCTTCGCGCTGTCCAGGTCCTTGCCGCGTTCGGCGAGACCGTAGTTGATGTTCTGCGCGGCCAACTCGGCCGGGAGGTCACGCATGTAGTCCGTGGGCGCACCGATGCGAGCGCAGAGCTGGCCGAAGCTCCAGTGCGTGAAGGAGGCGGGAGTGTTGGTCTTGCCGAGCAAGCGGATGTTGCCGCGGTCGGCCTCGACGCGGAGGTCGCTGTAGCGAACGTAGTTGCTCTCGCAAGCGCGACGCGTACGGGCATCGACGGCGGAGTGGAGCTCGGCGATGGAACCGAACGACTGATCGGCCGGACGCGAAGCCCACTGGTTCGAAGCCTGCGAGAGAACGGAGTTCGTGGTGGTCATGGGTTCTACTCTCCTGGATAGCCGGCGTACCGAGACGAGTGGATTCTCATCTGGGCAAACCAGCGGTTAAGAGGCAACTCGCCGCCTCCCCTCCCTCCGCCACATACAAAAGGGTGTGACGGAGGAAGGGCAGCCGATGCGAACTACGACTGGTCGGTGTTGTCGAGCTTCGACTCCTTGGCGTCGAGGTCGAAGTAGCTAGTGATCGGTCGCTCTGTGAGGACGGACTGGAGCTCCGCGGCCAACTCCGTCACCTCGGTGTAGAGCTTGATCGCCGCAACGGCGTCGGCCACATCACGGCCGGTGCTGCTCCAACTGACTTCGACTCTCGCTTCCCAGAACTCGATGCTCTGTCTGTTGTTGTCTGGGTTGGTAACACGCTTCTCCCAGACGCGATTGAAGCGAACGTAGAGGGTGGCGTTGATGCCCCATCCGCGCTTGTACTCGCAGCTCAACCCGTCGCCGTACTCCGGCTGACAGCCACGGATCGCGGTCTCGACGATGATGCGCTTGGCAGTCTGCACGGCCTCCTCATAGGACAAGCCGTTGTTGAGTGCCCTGGTGTATGTCCGGCGCTTGGATTCCAACTCTCGTTCGGCCTTCTGCTCGTCGGTCTCCGGCACGGTCTGCGTTCTGTTCTTGGCCACGTTCTCTTCTCCCTTGTTTTGGCACCCGGGCTTGGGACCGGGCTGCGCATTACACCCGGTGTCCACCGGGTGCCCTCTGCTAGTCGTGGTCGAACGTCTCGACGAGAACCGGACCGACGCCGAGGCGCGTCTCGAGTTCAGCTGAGACGCGGCGACCACGGTTCTTGGACAGAGTGTAGCCCGTGCCGAAGCCGGCGGGCACGAGCGTGACGGGCCGCCCGGCGCGCAGCGCATCGGCTGACTTCTTGAACCAGTCGGGCTGAACCTTGAACGGCAGCCCCGGAACCGGGACTGACGTGGCGCGTTGCTGTCTTGCGGTGAGGCAACGCTCGTACTCGCCGCTAAGAAGCGCCTCCAGTGTGGAGTAGACGTGTCCGTACGCCGGCTTCTTGCCCGTTAGGCGGCACGAGTAGGCGTCCACGCCACGGCGGGTGAACGAGCAGTGGTCGACGAGAGTGTGTCCATCGACGAGGACACCATCGATCGCTTCAGCCTTCTCCCAAGCATCCTTTGGGTTGAGCTTGGCGACGTTGAGAACGATGTCGATACCGTTCTTCGAGAAGCTGACCCATTGGCCGTCCTCGCCCCAGGAAACTTGTCCGTCGTTGTACCCGATGCCGTTCTTGACGGTCCACTCACCGAGAGTCTGGCCGCTGCTGATCAACTTGGCCACCATCTTCTGGATCTTCGTCATCTCTTCTCCTTGCCTGGGCTTGAGACCAGACCGCGCATTACAGCGCCGAAGCGCTGCTCTCTGCTTAGTACTCGCTCGTTGCGATGGAGGCAACCTCGTGCTCCATGATCTCGACTTCGCGGCCGTCGTCGAAGCGGATCGTGAAGCAGTCCATGTAGAGAGTCTTGCCCGTCTCTTCATCTTCGCTGGGGGTCTCTTCGCGAGAGAAGGCGACGAGCGTGCCCGTCTTGCCGGCATCGTCGGCCTGCGGGTGCTTGTCGCGGCTGAGGAACCCGTACATGTCGACCGTGCCAACCTTGATCTTCGTCATCGTCTCTTCTCCTTCGCCCCGGGCTTGAGACCGGAGCCGCTCCTCTGCTAGACAGGGACCACCACTCGGGCAGGGTACCCGAAGCAGTGCACGACGTGGCCGTCGTCGAGTTGGTGCTCGAACTCGACAGGCTCCTCACCGGCCCACACCATGTTCGTGGGCTGCGCGAAGAAGATGCCGTTCTGCGCGGCCACGACCACGAGGTCGGGCTCGCCCTGACGCTCGACGATCTCACCGACGACGAAGCGGGGTCCCCGGGTTACGGCATGACGACGAGGATGGTGGCGCATGTTACAGACTCCCATACTTCTTGAGGAGGTGGGCGATTCTGCGAGCGATGCGTGCCCGCTGCTTCTTGCGTTCCGTCCAAGACTTGCGGCACATGACTAGCTCTCCTTCTCGATTTGATGTGGCGTGATCTCGAGAATCTCGTCGTCGACCTGCGCGTGCTTCAGTAGACCGACGAGGAGCACTGTGCCGTGTTTCTCGGTGCCGAGCACCTTAGCACGCTCCCGTGGCCACTTCTTGTTCGCCTTGAGCCAGACCACATCTCCTACCTTTACGCTTCGCTGCTTCTTCATGATGTCCCTCCTAGACCAGTTCAACGAGCCAACCACCCTGGAGCTTCGAGACCGAGATCTCGACGCCAGCCGTACGGCACGCGTCCAGCAACGTGCTGAGCCGTTGTCCGCTGTACAACCAGACCTGACCGGTGACGACGAGACGCTCCAGCATGATCTCTCCTTGCCCGGGCTTGGGACCGGGCTGCGCATTAGCACCGCTCGTGGCGGTGCCCCTCTGCACTTACTTGGACTTCTTCAGGACCACGGCTTTCGCCGCTTCGATCGCGGCTGCTCTACGCTGGTATTCAGGGCCGATGCGTCGGTCGCCGAAAATCACCTGAAAGCCACCACGCGGCGCGATGGACACGGAAACGGTGATGGAGCCGCTGCTGATGTGTGCCACTGCTCCACGGTCAAAGACAACCACGTTGGCCATGATCTCTCCTTGCTCGGACTTGGGACCGGGCTGTGCATTAGACGGGCAGGAGGCCGCGTGGCCTCCTCATCCGTCCCCTCTGCTCTTCGGCACCTATACAAAGGTGCCACGGCCGTTCGCTGTGCGTTCGCGGGGTATGTGTGGGTCGTGGGACCGTGGGTCCTCGCCACTCCTCTATCGCCCTCTGGGTCTTGGGCACATGGTGCCTCGCCGTCATGGGGCTCTCGGGACGCGCTAGCTTGCTGGCCGTATGCGTACCCTGTTGCGTTGCCACGGGGGTTACCCGGGGGGTACGTGCGCGTTGCCTTTGTGGCCCGGGGGTATGGGTGCCCGCCGCACGGCCTACGCTGGCCCGTGCCTTGTGCACCCCGTATGCCCGGGGCGGCAACACTCGGCCCCCGGTGCGCCGGGGGCCTACTTGGGGGCCGGGGGCCGGGCTGGGTGCCCGGGGCTTCCCGCCTTGCTAGGCTTGCTTTGGGGTGCCGCCCCCGGGCTTGCCTACCGCCCTCCGCCCGGCTCCTGGTGTCCCGACAAAGCAAAGGTACATTGATTTAAGGGTAATGCCAAGCACAAAAGACAGAGGCCTATCAGTCACTTAGCGAGGCATCCTGGTAAGATGTTGGTGTGACTGGGATTACAGTCACACCTTATTATGCCTTTTTCCTACAACGTCGGTGCTTTAGAATGAGTCAGTTACAACCTTCCGCTCCCTGGCTCGCGCCAGCCTTGGCCTGAGTACCTATACCGACCCCCGAGTTATAGGTGCTCCTAGCTCGCTCCTCAGGAGGCGACTTTTCCGCCTGTCCCCCCGGACTCTCCCTGCTCGCGAGCGCTCGCGAATGAGGGGGAAAACCTTAGGAGTCCATCATAGCGAAGGACCTGGGGCTCCCCGGGGACTGCTGAAAAAGTCGCGTCTCAGGACTCCGCGTAGCTCGCGATAGGTCAGTGGTGAATACCTTGCTGGCCAAAACGGAAACGAGCTCCTTGGCAAGAGCCACAGAGGAAACCGACTCGCGAGCTACCACGCGATACCCCATACAAAGGTGCGGCAACCTGGGGTGCGCCAGCATCCCAGCTACTCCCCGGGGCTTGCTACCGCCACGCGAATCGCGGTACCTTGCAGGGCAAGCAACGTAAGGTTGCCCGGGGGCACAAGGCTCCCGGCCCCAAGGAGGGAAGAAAACATGGTCGAGCAGAAGAAGAACCCCACCGCTCCCGCCGGCAAGCCCGCGAAGAAGGCTCCCGCTCCCGCCGCTCCGAAGCTCGGGCGGTACATGAAGCGGTTCGTGGATGGCGCTCGCGGCGAGCTCCGCTTCACGGCTCTCGAGAAGAAGGACGGCACCGCGGAGTCCTACGCGATCCACGTGGTGCGTGGCGAGGACGGCAAGAAGATCAAGGAGCAGAGCCGTGGACGCGGGGCGAGCCAGAAGCACGCGAACTTCGAGGACTCCAAGAAGGCCGTCGACGCCAGCGTGGACTTCGCCGTGAAGCAGGGATGGACGGCCGTGGTGCCCAAGACCGGCGGGCGGAAGGACGCGTTCGATCTCACCGCGCTCCCGGCTCCCACCAAGAAGTAGATCTCGGCCTCGGCGGCGTCGTCGTTTGTGCGTGCGGCCCCGGAGGGTGCATCCCACCTCCGGGGCCGTTGATTTTTTAGCTTGGGGTGCCTTGCCAAAATATGCTAGCGTGCGGGGCATGGCTCGTTTAACCAAGCCTAGAGCGTCCCAACTCTCACTCGAGTTCATGGTGTTGGGTGTCAGTTCTCCGCCACCGCCCCAAGATGCACCTCCCGTTCCGGTTAACCCGGTGCGTGCGCTGGCTGCGCGGCTCAGTGCTGAGGAGGATCCCTGGTACCAGTGGGCTACGCGTCCTCGTGGTCCAAGACAGCGGTACGAGGACGTGATGCTACAGATCCGTCGCGACCTCGCGGTCCTCAAGGAACCGAAGGAGTATCACCCCGATGACTCCTTCTACGAGAAACGGATCGTTGCTTTCCGAGTGGAAGCTCTTGAGCTAGCGAAGGAGCTCGGTCTATGAAGCAGAGCATCGTCTTCGAGTTGGATCAGGTGCGTTTCACCTTGGTCCTCGAGAAGTTGAACGATGGACGGTACTGTACCTCGGCTGTTCATTCCAAGTTTGGCCGTGGAGCTACCAAGACTCACGCCACTTACAAGGCTGCGTATCGATGCTGGACTAGAATGGAGGCCGATGCGCTGAAGCTTGGATGGCCACGACGAGTGATCTCGCAGATCGATCTCCGTCCCCCTTCGCCCATGTTGCTCACGGAGGACGGTCGCAAGCTCTTCAGGGACTCTCGGACCGGTGAGTATCACGAGGACATCTCCTCCTCACGTCCCCTCCTTCTTGCTCGCGATCCTGTGGTGGCACAGCCTGCTGACGAGGAGGATCACTTCTTGATTGAGAGTCTGCCAAGGCCGACGCGTTGAGACAAGGCAATCTCTTCGAGCATGTCTCGCAGGACCGCCCGGGCTGGCGTCCTCCGGACCCACCGAGTCTACGTGGCCGCTGCAAACGTGTCTTTCTAGACTTCGAGACGACCGGACTGCGGTGGTGGGGCGGTGACCGTCCTGTAGGACTGGCCGCTGCTACGCCGGATGGACACACGTGGTATCTACCCGTGGGACATGCCGGTGGGAACCTTGACGAGGAGTCCGTTCGTCGATGGATGCGGCAAGAGCTTCCAGGAATGGAAGTAGGCTTCTTCAACGCTCCCTTTGACGTGAACGTCGCCTACTCATGGGGTGTAGATCTCGAAGCTCTTGGTTGCCGTCTGTTCGACATTGGCAACTACGCTGCGCTTCTCGAGGAGGATCGATGGGCTAGCTCCTCGCTCGACTCGGTGTCCCTCCACTACTTGAACCACGGCAAACTCAGGACCGGGCTGAACATGGCCCGCCTGAAGGACTACCATGCCGCGGATGTGGCTGATTACGCGGAGAGGGACGTTCTGTTACTGACGGAGCTCGATCCGATCTTCAGAGGTAAGATTCAGGAACAAGAGCTCAATGTTGTTGCCGAACTAGAGAACGATCTCATCCCCGTTACGTGTTCCATGGTGCGCGAGGGAGTGCCCGTAGACGAGGAGAAGCTCCACAGATGGATAGCGCAGTCCGAGAAGGACTTCGTAACCTGCCTGTGGGAATTACACCGCATGACCGGGATGAAAGTGGCTGTGGGATCACACGCCTCACTCATCGAGCTCTTTAGGCTACTGAAGGTTCCTCCTCCAATCGGTGAGCCTGGATCACCGGAGGAAGGACGAATCACCTTCAAGAAGGATCTGCTTCGGCACTATGACCATCCGGTTCTTAAGATACTCTACAAGGCCCGGATGCTCGCCAGCTTGCGTAGCAAATACCTCCTTCGCTATGCTGAGGAGGTCCGGCGCAATGGGCTCCTTCGCTACTCGCTACACCAAATGCGCGTGGACGACGATGGTGGCACCATCTCGGGACGGTACTCTTGTACGTCCTTCGGCACTGATCCTGATGAAGGGATCAATATCCAACAGGTTGCGGGCAAGAAGCATGCTCGCTACGTTGCCGATGATGCAGCGCTCTCCGGGTATAAGGTGCGTGAGCTATTCTTGCCTGCCGTTGGACAACTATCGTTAGATGCGGATGCGGACCAGATTGAGTACCGGTTCTTCGCACACTACGCACAGCCTCCTACCGTGATGGAGGCTTACCGAAAGGATCCACATACCGATTTCCACAATGTGGTGTGGGAGTTATTGAAACAGGTGAAGGGTGACATCACCCGTGACCTGGTCAAGGATTGTAACTTTGCGGCACTCTACGGTGCTGGTGTGGACAAGTGGTCCCGCATGATGCAGATCTCCGAGAAGGAGGCTCGGAAGGTCTACCACACATACCACTCACAGTTCCCCGAAGCCAAGAAGCTCCTTGAGCGGGCTTCCAACACCGCACGGAAGCGGGGCTTTGTGCGTACCATTCTCGGTCGTAGAGCGCGGTTCCCACGTAAGACACAACTCTACTCGGCGCTGAACCGTGTGATCCAGGGCTCGGCGGCCGACGAGATGAAGACCAAACTTCTAGCGTTGCACAAGGCACGACGCGACACGGGCTTTAGGCTGCGCTTCACGGTTCATGACGAGGTCGTTGGTGACGTTCCGGATCTTGCCGCTAAGGAGCGTGTGAGGACCATCCTCAACACGCAGATGTTGAACACCCGGGTGCCCCTCTTCTGGAAGGTGGGCACCGGGCCAAACTGGAAGGAGTGTAAGTGAACACGATCACAACGTATACAGGCCGGGAGGTGAATCCTCTCGAGATGCAACCCGGTGACGTTTGCATCGAGGATCTCGCTCACGCTCTCGCGCTCTGCAACAGATTCGCGGGGCACTCGCGCTTTCCGATCAATGTGGCACAGCACAGCATCCTTGTTTCACTGCTCTGCGACAGCAACCACGACCATGCTCTAGCTGGACTGCTCCACGACGGGAGTGAGGCGTACCTGGGCGACGTGACCAAGTGGCTGAAGAAATCCCCGGAGATGGAAGGCTATCGGCGTGCTGAGCACCGAGCGCAGAACTGCGTCTACGTGGCTTTCAATCTTCAGCCGTACTCGCGGGACACCGTCGAGTGGGCTGATCAGCTTGCGGTAAGATACGAGTTCGAGCTCGCCTTTGGCCGGGGACAGAACGTCGAAGGGTATGGTGCCCCGAGCCATGGGGAGCGGGCTCGGCTATACCGTATGAGTGTCGAGAATCCACAACTGTGGAGGCCTTACATGACGTGGCAGGAATCTGAGATGGCATTCCTGCATCGCTTCAGAGACCTCACTCAGTGAGCCGTCCGATCATCGTCGGCGAAGGGCCAAGCCCTAGGTTCCTAAGAACACCGAACATCCATCCGCTCTTCGGCCCTCCAACCCGGGTGATCTGTGACCTCGCTGGTTTCAACGCCACGTCTGCGCGGCCGTTGAAGGCAAACGTACAACGCTACGTTTGGCTCAGGGGTCGTGCTCGTCTTGAGAACCTGTGCGCTCGGAAGTGGGACTTGAGGGAGGCGGAGTCGAAGGCAACACGTCTTCTCTACGAGGCTCCCTTCACCACGTTCATTCTTCTTGGTCGCAAGGTTGCCCGTGCCTTCGGCCGAAGGGATCAGCCGTTCTTTGAGCGACATCATCGCTCCCTGATGGGACACGCTATCATCGTGATCCCACACCCCAGCGGCCTTAATCGACTCTATAACGAACCGGACATTCGCGCGAGGGCGGTCGGCATCCTAGCCGATTTTTTATCCTTGCGTTCCACCAAAAAATAGTGCTATAAAGAGGTTCCAATGTTGCAAACAGGCATGCCCAGCAAGGTCCTGGAGAGTTCCTTCTTCGAGACCGCCCGGGAACGCTATCAGATGATGCTCCGACGACAGGAGCGTTCCGGACCTGGATGGGGACCGGAGGGTTCTTGGTGGACCGAGGATCCGATCCTCGCCTCGTGGCGCTTCTGCAACGTGCACCGCGAGGACGACAGAACCACGGTCTGGTTCCGGGACAACATTCGTTCCAAGCTCCATGGCCTAAAGGTAGTTCAGGCCACCGTGGCGTTCCGCTGGTTCAATCGCATCGAGACTGGCGAGATCATCAAGGACATGCTCCTTGAGCCAAAGAGCTGGAACTGGCAGAAGGCACACAAACGTCTTCATGAGCAGCTCCGCTCTCGTGGTCACGCCGTGGTCACGGGTGCTTACATCATCAACGGGATGCCCGGTTACGCGAAACTCGAGGGAGTGCTGGCATGCATCGATCGAGCACTCCCTGTCCTCGACCGGCTCTGGCCGCAACTCGAGGGAGCTAACCTCGAGACCGCGCACACGCTCCTTCACCGCAACATCGTCGGCTTCGGCTCCTTCATGGCTTACGAGGTGGTCTCGGATCTTCGTTGGACCGATGCTCTCACCCCAGCCGATGCGCTCACGTGGGCCGTACCCGGGCCGGGCTGTGCTCGGGGTCTTGGTCGCGTGATGGCCAACGATCCCAACTTCTTCGGGAACTCCCTCGACGACCGCAAGACCATGTTCGAGCTGATGCATCACCTTCTGTACGTGTCCAGGACCGAGTGGCCGCGTGAGTGGCGTCGGTGGGAGATGCGCGAGGTCGAACATTGGGCTTGCGAGTTCGACAAGTACGAACGGGCTCGCGGCGGTTCTCGTCTCAAGAGGAGATACCCGTGAAGGCTGAGAAGCGGGACCAGTTCATCGGGATCTACGTCACGCGTCAGGTGCGCCGTCTTCTTCAAGAGGAGGCCACCAAGCGGGGCGTCTCGATGTCGGTCTTGGCCTACAACTACATCGCCGATGGAATGGGCACCAAACGTGTTGATCTCATACCACGTAACGGTTCCCGGCCTGGGCGAAAGATGGCCATTCGTGGTCGTCTCTCTCCCATACTGCGCGCGGCCATCATCACGAGCCCGTTCACCAGAGCGGCGTTGGCCATGCGTGTTGGCCTGAGCAATAGGATGCTCACTCACATGGTTCGAGGAGAGGACGCTCCTCTGACAGAAAGCACCTTGGCCCGTCTTCGTATTCTGGCCAAGATCTTGAAGCACACGGGAGAGGTTACGGAATGAGGATCGTGATTCCAACGCGAGGACGCACTGGTCAACAACTCACGCTGAACGGCTCAGCATCGAGCTCTGGTCTACCAAAAGAGCTCTATCCCAACGTCACCATCGTCTGCCCGGCGGGTGAGGCCCGGTATCACACGACGCGTGTCCAGGTGGTGGCCCAGCCGGACGCTACGTGGACCATCGCACGTAAGCGTCGGTGGATTCTCGAGGAGCTGTGCGCCAAGGACGAGAAGGTGGTGATGCTCGATGACGATCTTCGCTTCTGCGTCCGCCGCGAGGACAATCCGATGTACTTCCGTAGCGCGAAGCCGGAAGACGTTCTTCGTGCTTTCAAAGAGCTCGAGGAGCAGCTCTCACCTCAGGTGCCGCATGCAGGATTCGCCGCACGGCAGATGAGCATCAACCCGGCGGCACAACGCGGTGGATGGCAGACGGCCAAGCGCATGATGTACGTACTTGGCTACCACGTGCCAACGGTGCTAGCCAACGCGGAGCTCGGTCGGATCGAGACGCGAGAAGACTTCGATCTCACGCTTCAGCTCCTCGTGAAGGGCTTCCCCAACGCGGTGAGCTATACCTATCAGGTCGATCAGAAGATCGATCGTCCTGGTGGATGCACCGGCGAACGCACGTGGGAGCGCAGCAACGCTGACGCCCTGAAGCTCAAGGAGTACTTCCCCGAGTTCGTCAAGGTCATCGAGAAGAAGTACCGGGACAACACTCGGTTGGAGGTTCAGGTCCAGTGGCAAAAAATCCTTCGCGCCCACGTCAACAGCCCCCGTGGCTAGGACCCCGGCTTGGCCGGGGTACAGGCTCCATCATCGCGAAGAACGGTGTGATCCTGAAGATCACGGATCGCGACGAGCTCTCTCTTCTCACCGGAACCACGGATGCGTTCGTTCCGGTGAACACATGGTGGCGCACCGGGCCGAACACCGTTGAACTGGAGATGCCTCGACTGATCGAGGCTACGGCAGCAGATGATCCCTATCCTCCGCTGAAGCACGGTCTCGAGACGTTGGCTCAGTTCCTTTGGTCACAGGACGACCTGACGCCACATCTTGGATGGCGTGAGAAGCTCCTGTCCCATCTCATCCGCATACGATGTACCTCAGGTGTTCGACACCTAGTCGAGAAGGATCTGCCCGAGGCACCAGATCGACAGTGCCGCATCCACGGTGATGCTACGCTGGCCAACCTGCTCTTCGACTCACAGCGCATGCGGTGGGTCTGGTGCGATCCACTACGGCGTCCCTACATACCCGGGGATCCACTGGTTGACCTTGGCAAGATGTTCCAGTCATGCTGGGGCTACGAGCGGGTACTCATCGAGGACGCGACACCATCCCTAGACGAACAGATGGCCGACCGCTTGGCCAACATCGCGGGGCTGAACTACGACGACGCGATGCGTTGGTGTCACGTGCACATCGTGCGGCTCCTGCCGTACCAGACTCGCCACGTGGCGGATCGCTTCGTGGAGGTACTGACTGATGTGGGTCTTTGATCTCGACGGTACGTTGCTTGACACCCGGCGGGCCGTGGAGGAGGCGTATCTCGCCGTCGGCGTGACGATGCCCCCGGGTGCTTGGGGAAAGCCTTGGGAGGAGTGGCTGAAGGAGGAGGACTTTCACCGCCGTAAGAACATCGTCTATCCCTTTGCCCTGGCCATCTACGGGAAGCGCCTCCCCCTACTGGCCCATGCTCTACGTCTACAAGCATGGGTCATCACGGGTGCGTCACATGAGGCGGCCAACGCAGTCAAGGAGGTGATGGAGCCTAAGCTTCGCATCGTTGTCACGGGAGCCACTCTTGCGCAGAAGGCCACGTGGCTCGATCGCCTGAAGCCTGGGGCCTACGTGGACGATAACGCTGATGCACGTCTGTACATTTTTCAACGTACACAGTGGAGAGTCCTTTCTCCCGAAGAGGCTATCGAGCAGCTCGAGGAGGCGACCAGATGAGAGCGGTGGTCCTTGCCGCCGGCAACGGAGAACGATTCAAGTCCGTCTCTCCGCTGCCGAAGCCTTTCATTCCAATCCATCGCCCAGGTTATGGCACGGCGATGATGATCGAGCACGTGCTGAACACCATCCCCTTCGGCATAGAGCGATACATGGCGGTGCCGGAGATGGCGATGCTCTACGCTCCTCTAGCCCGGTACATCCCTATTCGCGAGACGCGCAGTCCCGTTCACACGCTTCAGCAGGTGCTGGAACGAATGGAGGATGACTCGTCCCTTCTCCTGCTCGACTGCGACACCTTGGTCGACGAACGGGACCTCGACCGTCTGGTCTATCACGTCATGTACAACGGGTTCCCATGTGCGGTCGCCGTGACATCGGACGAGACGGACGAAAACATGAGCCGTGTCGACACGGTACCGCATCCAACGCGGTTCGTGGAGAAGCAGATGATCTCCAGATGGGGCATCGTCAGTGCCCGGGCGTTCAACAGCACGTCACGGCTCCGCCAGCTTCTTCAGTCCCAACCCGACGGCCCTCTCACTCCGCTGCTCGGCCTCTATGGTTCCTGCTACGCTTACATGATCCGGCGTCGTTGGGTGGACTGGGGTACGCCAGAACGGCTCGTGGCATCGGGAGCGGAAGTGGCACGATGATCACTCTTCTCTACCAGAGCGCGTGGCCTCTAGGAGGTGGCACGTCTTTTACGGCGCATCTCTGTGCTACTTTTGCCACGAACTACGTTCCGTTCCGCGTGCTGCGTATCGCTGATCGAACCGAGCGTCGGCCTCGACAGCTAGCGGCGTACGGCTTTGAGTACCGGAACGTGGAACTCTCGGAGGTATTGCGTATCAACGATGGACCGATCCTGCATACGATCGGGGACCCGAAGCTGCCTGAAGAGACCGCGAAGTCCCTAGCAGCCAAGTCGAACTTCTGGTCCACGTGCTTCGACTCCAACGAGCTGAAACTCTTCCCGCATTGGAAGTACTTCAATCGTAAGAGAGTGCTTCTCATCGGCGAGAGCAGCTTCGAGTACATGCCACTTGGCCACCTCGTGCCGATGCCGTACGTCAGACGTTATCCCGAGGAAACTGTATTGACGCCGCTTCCGCGTCGTTTCGGATGCAGCATCGCTCGCATCGGTAGCTCGAAGAACAGCGAGGTGCTGATGGAGGCCAATCAGCAACTGAGGGAGCAGAACCGTGAGATTGCGCTCCTCGGTCAGTGGGACCGGATGTGGCATTGGAGTAGGATCGCGAAGCGGTTCCCCGAGTACCCATACCCCGAGGCCACGGGTAAGGGTTACCCCAGACGGCTTGGCACGGCTCCGGAGATCTGTATCGATTACAGCCTGATGTTCGACATGTCGATCTTCGTGGCCGATGGAGGTCGTCCGCAGTACTCCCTTCTCGAAGCGCTCGACGCCGGTGCGGTGCCGGTCATTACGCAGCAGTGGGCCAGCTACCCCGGTCCGTCGAAGGACTGGTCGATCGTCGTGAAGGCGAACCAGCAAGCGATTGTGGCTCGTTTCGGTGTACCCCGAGTCGTTGAGGACGAGGAGGTTCTTCTCAAGCGCCGTCTCGGTCAGACGTATCTTCGCTTCACACATGATTCGGCCAACGTGGCCCAAGAGTACGTAGACGTTCTCAACCGATAGGAGGGAAACCCGTGCGCGTGATCACTACCCGCAACGTTCAACAAGCTCTACCCCAGGCCGTTCGGCTGCTGGAGGAGGAAGGCATCTCCCGAAACAGCCGTAACGGCCCCGTGCTGGTCGCGCCGTGGCCAGTGACTACAGTGTACGAGCGGCCGGAGGAGCGTGTCCTCTTCTGGCCACAGCGAGACGCTAACCCGGCGCTACATCTGTACGAGTCCTTGTGGATGCTGGCCGGACGCGAGGATCTGGCTCCGCTGCTGAACTACGCGAAGCAGTTCGCCGAGTACTCAGACGACGGCCTTGCGCTCTGGGGAGCGTACGGGTACCGCTGGCGCGAGATGTTCCATTGCGATCAGCTTTCCGTCATCGCGATGGAACTCCGTAAGAACCACGACGATCGTAGGTGTGTCATACAGATGTGGGACACCAGACTCGATCTTGCACGGCTCGGTCGTGACGTTCCATGCAACGTGATGGCGACGGTGCAGATCTCCGGAACCGGGGCGTTGGATCTCACGGTGTTCAACCGCTCCAATGACATCGTGTGGGGATGCTACGGTGCGAACGCCGTGCACTTCTCCTTTCTCCAGGAGTACCTCGCCCTTCTCGTCGGAGTTCCCATGGGCCGGTACACACAGGTCAGCGTCAACTGGCACGCCTATCTCAACACGTTCGAGCAGGTGCGGAAGATTCCCCACGGTGGAGGTAGGCTCTGGGATCCGAATTGGACCGAGAACGATCCTTACGAGCAGAGGCTCGTACGGCATCTCTCGATGCGTTGTCTCGAGGATGAGATCACAGCTAACAGCGTGATCGACCATCTTCTAGCCGAAGAGGCACGTGGGTTCGATCGGCCGTATGAGCCCTATGATCGGTGGGACGATCTGGTTTACAGAGTCCTACACGCTCATCGTCTTTGGCGAACTCTACCCACGCCTGAGCGGTACACCAGAGCACTGGCAGAGATGGAGGTCAACTCGATTCAGGGCTGGGATTGGACCTTGGCCATGCGCGAGTGGCTGACGCGGCGTTACACGAAGTGGCAGGAGAAGCAGTCATGAGTTGTAGTCGGTGCAACCAGCCGCACGCAGGCTCCTGCGACCCCAAGGACATCATGCGTCTGGACGCAGCGCGACGCGAGGTCAGAGAAGCCGTCAATCACCCATCGCACTACGGTGGCGATACTCCCTTCGAGCACGTCAAGGTCGCCGGGGAGATGGGGTGGGTGGCGAACGCGTTCATCTACAACGCGACCAAGTACCTCTGGCGTCTCGGCAAGAAGGGTAAGCGGCTCGAAGATCTGCGCAAGGCAATCTGGTATCTCCAGCGCGAGGAGCAGCGACTCGCGTTCATCGAGGCTCTGGAGAAGAGCCCACTCCTGAACTCCAACGTCATCAGCAATGACGATGCTGCGTTCCTCGCTCGCCGCGATCGTCGCGAGGCGACGTGCCTGGAGTTGGGCTGCGACACCATTAGCACTCCAGCAACCCACTCCGTCTACTGTCGGTTTTACGCGCCATGATGGAGTACGATTGCGGCTATCTGGTCGTTGGACTCGATGGAGCGCTCTACTACTTAGAGCACGTGCGCATGGTCTGGACGATCTTCAAGGCCGAGTTGGGGGGATTGAGGTGGTCGCAAACATTCAGGAACCGTGGGACAAGGTGAAGAGAGAAGGTCGGATGTGAACGAAGCATCGGTCACAAGCGTTCTCCTGAGTGTCCTACGTCATAGGCTCCCCGGATTCGTCGTCCTCAAGCACAACGACGCCAAGACCGCAGGCATCCCGGACATCTCGGTCACTGGACGCGGCCTTACCACGTGGCTCGAGATCAAAGTCGGAGAGACGATCGAGAGTCGTATGATGCAGCAGATCATGCTCCAGCGCTTGTTCGTCGCTAGCCGTGGCGGTGCCTTCTACGTGCTCTATCGCAGCGACGGCGTAGTCATCTCACAACCAACTTTCCGCGACGTGTCACCTAGCATCACAGTTAGTCAGACACGCATGGACCATCAGTTCGTTCTTCAGTTCCTAATCGCGAGGCATCGATGCTGAATCTGACAAGACCACTGGTCATCCTCGACGTGGAGACCACAGGCACCCATCCCCAGGTGGATCGTGTGGTTCAGGTTGGGCTCGTGAAGATTTACCCTGACGGACGCGAGGTGCCCTGGAAAACGCTGATCAACCCGTGCATACCCATTCCTCCTGAGGTCACCGTGGGCTGCCACGGCATCAGTGACGCGGATGTGGTTGACGCACCACGGTTCAAAGAGATCGCGCCCGTGCTCGCCGGTGGCATCAAGGATAGCGACGTTGGTGGTTTCAACGTCATGTTCGATCTTCAGTTCCTACGCGAGGAGTTTCGACGCGTCGGTGGACGCACTGTTCTTGATCATGTCAGGGTGGTCGACGTGTTCCGCATCTACAAGCAGAAACATCCTCGCAGTCTCGGCGACGCGGTGCGAGAATATCTTGGGCATGATCTCGAAGGAGCCCACGACGCTCTCGTCGACGCACAGGCTACCGTCGCCGTGCTGAAGGCGCAGCTAGAACGGCATCCGGATCTGCCGACCACGGTGGACGAGATGCACAAGGTGTTCTTCGAGACGCCGGCTGACGGCTTCCTTGACGCTGATGGGAAGCTGGCTTGGCGTTACGGACGTGCCACCATCAACTTCGGCAAGAATGCCACGATGCCACTCGAGTTCGCGGATCCGGGGTACCTTCGTTGGATTCTCAACGGGGACTTCTCCGATAGTGTCAAGCGCATCGTTCGTGCGGCGTTGAACGGTCAGTTTCCAAGAAAGGGTTAGTCACGATGCTTCGAACGGTCTGTCGCATCTGTAACAAGGAGCGTTGGGCGCAGGGACGCGGCGTTCCCAAGGAGAACGTCTGCAAGCGATGTCGCAACGAGAAGCCGGTAAGGACGAAACTGCGCATGAAACGGATGAAGAAGCTGCCGCCAGCGCTTCCGCCTCCGCCGTCCAAGAAGAGGTCTCGTCATGACCGGGGCTAGGGGCCGCGAGCACCGCTGCCAGGAGGCATCGCCGCTCTCACGTGGATCCTATATCGCGTGCAACGCTCCGGCCGTCACCGTGATCGACAACGGCGACCCACAGCCCTACTGGATGTGCGCTGCCTGCGCCGACCACAACGTCAGGAACCGAGGTGCGGTGCGGTTCGTGCCAGCGACGATGGCTGAGACTGAAGCTGATTGCTCCGAGACTGAAGCTGATCGCGCCGAAGAGCGGGAGCTTGCTGAGCACAACGAGTGGAAGGCTAGCAAACGATGAGCACCAAGCGCGAAGGCATCCCCGAGTACGAGAAGGCCGACCTCGATGAGCCACTCTTTGTCCTACGGGCTCAGGACGTGATCGCCCCGATCATCGTTGAACTCTACGCTGTCCACCTTGCCGGACGACGCGGCCAGGGTGGTCAGGTCAACCAAGCGAAGGTTGAATCGGTGCGTAAGGCGGCGAGAGCGATGCGCGTCTGGCAAGAATCGCATCCAACGAAGGTGCCCGACTGATGGCCATGCTGATCCTCTCGGACAACTACTGTCGGGACACCGTGGACGATAAGCTCATCATCAAGAATCTCACGCCTACTGAGGCGGAGAGTGCAGCGGACCACCTCAACAGTCTCGAGGACGGCGACGGCCCTTACTTCTATCGCGTCGTCGATGATGATTACACCCTCCACAAGTGGGAGCCATGATGAAGTGGTATCAGTGCTGGCCGAAGCGCAGTGCGTGGGAGATGACGTCCGAGGAGATCCGAGAAGGATGGGATCGCCTCGGACAGCGGCTGACCCTAGTCCTTTTGGTTCTGACGATCATCCTATCCGCTGTCGGGTGGCTTCGATGAGGCCTGAGCCTCTGCTCATCGAGACAATGCATCCAGTCGTCCGGGACTACATCCTTTGGGCGCTCGCGACGTTTCCCGACGAGACCCTGGAGCAACAAGCCATCCATCTCGTCAAAGAGACGCGAGAGCTTTGCGCCGACTCCACGCCCGAGGAGATGGCTGACGTGGCGATGCTCTCACTGCTGATCTTCTTCCGCACACAGAAACTCGCCCAGCGTCGCGGGGTCAACCTGCAAGAAGCCTTCGCCAAGAAGCTCGCCGTCAACAAGAAGCGTACCTGGATCCGCTCCAAGGACGGAGACTACAACCATGAGCGATGACACCGCTCTTTTCATCGTGACACTGATCACTCTCATCGTCGGTGGGATCGCCGGCGCGAGATCAAGGAGGGTATCGTGAGAGGCAGCCGCGTCAAGCACCTTCGCGCTTGGTACAAGCGCACCACCGGAAAAGCACCGGGCAGATCGACCTACGTCCGTGAGATCCGTAACCGTCTCACGCGGCTCGTTACCGGGTACGAGTTCATCCCATCGCAGTGGCGGCGTCTGAAGAAGGCGTACCGGCGAGGACTCCTCAAGAGCTATCGATGACCACCGCAAAGCTACGATTTCAGGCAGCCGTTGTACGTGTCGTGCGCCGTGGCCTCTACCCGGGGCCGCTCACCATCCTCAAGGAGAAGCAGCCCGGTAGCACACGACACTGCCTGAGTGCACGCGAGATTGCGTGGCGTAAGGAGACGCTCCTTGTTCTCGGTTGGAAGCGCCATCCTCGTGTAGTGGAATACGAAGCGGCGGTCAAGAAGTTCAACGACGAGTTTGACAGGGGTGATTGGAAAGAGACACGGCTCCTGATGAACACCGTTCGCAACCTGAAGGACGGTCTCCCGAGATACCGATGGATGAAGCCATGACGAAGCCGGTGACCGAGATTCACATCACACTGTACAAGGACATCTACTACATTCAATGTCCCAAGTGCCGATGGAGCCGGGGCTTCGGTACTCAGAGAGGAGCCGTGCAACATCTTACCGAACACTGCCTTCGCGTTCATCGGGTTCAGCTCTTTCTACCTCGCATGGTGGCACCATGACTTGGATCGAGCGGTCGCGACGTACACCGTATGCGCATCAGATCGTAGGAGTAGACTGGCTCGTCGATCTCGTTCGTCCCGAGGAGGGTCGCGTACTGCCCGGGGGCCTCCTCGTGGCGGATGAGATGCGCCTTGGCAAGACGAAGCAGGTCATCGACGCGGCGCAGGTTCTCTTCGAGCGGGACGAGATCGACACAGTCATCGTGGTGGCACCGAACTCGGTTCGTGACGTGTGGTACGATCCGGAGATGGGCGAGATCGTCAAGCACTCATGGATGGGCGCTCAAGCCGAAGTGACCGAGTATCATCAGAAGTGCCGAACGTGGTTGTGGACGCGGAACGGCGGCCCCGAAAGTAAGCGGACACTAAAGTGGCTGATCACGAACTTTGATTTCATCCGCTCCCGCGTCAAGCGTATAGGCCGTGGATGGACCGGCCCACGGCTGGCTCCGCTACTTGCCACAGCCAACAAGAAGACGCTCCTCGTGATCGACGAGTCCTCAGCCGTGTCCAACTACCGCTCCTTGCAGACACGATCCATCCTTGCTTTGCGTCGACGGTGCGGACGCGTGTGGTTGCTGAACGGGACGCCCATGTCGGAATCGCTCGAGGACTACTATTCCCAAGCGCTCATCCTCGATCCACGCATCCTCGCTTGCTCTGGCAAGACCGAGTTCATGGCCCGATACGCCGTCTATGGTCAGGTGGTCGCTCAGGTACAGACCAAGTGGGGGAAGCAAGAGATCAGATCCGTGGCCGGATGGAAGCACGCGCAACGGCCCGGGTGCTGCGAGGGAGTGCCGCCGTCGCTGCAACAGCAGATGCATGCATGGGACGGCATCGGTGACCTTCAGCAACGTCTCGCTCCATACGTGCTCCGTCGCGAGCGGAAGGATTGCATGGATCTACCGCCGAAGCTCGATCCGGTGATCCTTCGCGTCACTCTCTCGGACGAGAGCTGGCGCGTGTACAAGGAGCTCCGTGACGAGTTCGCCGCGTGGCTGGGATCCAACACCGTTGTCCCAGCGGCTCAGGCTGGAGTGCGGGTTATGCGGCTTGCCCAGGTTTGCGGCGGATACGTGGGAGGCCTAGAGAGCCTCCTGGCTGCCGAGCCCTGCCCAGCATGCTCGGGTGCGGGGCAGGACTCCTCTGGGACCGGATGCGCTCGGTGCGCTGGGCTGGGTATAGTGGCACCCCAGGGTGCCAAAACGCCGTCAACGCTGGAACTGGGCCGGGAGAAGCTGGACGTACTGATGGAGCACCTGGAAGGTCGACTACGAGAGGATCCAAACGTTCGCGTTCTCATCTGGTGTCGCTTCCGCGCCGAGATGGATCGTCTCACGAAGGAGCTCTGCTCCTCGCTGATTCCACGAACCGTCTCCATTCACGGAGGCCAAACACGAGAGGAGCGACAGGAGGCTCTTCGCGTCATGCACCCGGATGCGCCAGCATTCAAGGGACCGGCGGCGCTCACCGGAACGTTGGGCACCGGTAGCATGGGACTGAACCTTGCCGGGGCACACGAGGTGATTTACTACTCGAACGGATGGAGCTTGAAGCAACGGCTCCAATCAGAGGATCGGCCTGTCGGCCCCGGACAGACACATCCGGTGAGTTACCACGATCTCGTGGCCTGTGGTCCTCGAGGACAACGCACCGTCGAGCATGAAGTGGTGGCGGCGTTGCGGGCAAAGGAAGACCTAGCACGCTGGTCACGCGAGAAGTGGATCAGGATCTTGAAGGAGGAGTGATTTTGGGCACTCTATGGTTCGTTGCCGTACTCGTTTCGTTGCCGTTGGCTCGTTGGTTCTTCGGCTGGCTCAACAAGCCCAAGGACCTGTACATCGATCTCCGACGCATCAACGACGAGGACCGTGCCGCCCACCGCAAGGAGCTGTACGGTGACATCGAGTACCGCAACCGTGTCAAGAAGCGCATGCTCGAAGGTCTAACGATGGACCAGATGGCCCCACTCTATCTCGTGCCTAAGAAGGCTGAGATTGAGACCAAGTCCAAAAGGAAGACTCGTCGTCGCAACGTGCTCCCGATGACCAAGACGGGTGCGCTGCTGCTCGTCATCGCCATCATAGGGTGCAATCAGCTACCGCCTCCGTCCATGCGACTCGTCGTCGAAAGAGTACTCGGGGCGTCCCGCATAATACTCATCGCCGAGGACGGAGCGCAGTGTCGCAGCGACGACTATCTCAATGCCGAGATGATCTGGAGAGCCGAGATCGGCAAGAAGTTCGAGTGCCACTGGCACCCGAAGTCAGCGCCTCTGCTCCCGGAGAGGCTCCGACCATGAGCTGGAAGGCACCGCGTACCTGGGTTGCCGGTGGCGAAACGGTGACGAGAGCCAAGATCAACAAGAACATCGAAGATAACCTTCCTCCAATTGAGCATTGCACCCACTCCGACGGATACTACTACGGTCCTCCACCCGAGCCTCCAGCACCCGAGGTTCCCATCACGGCGGCTCTTCTCGGAGCGGCGGCGATGGCCGTCGATCTCAAGAAGCCCGTCCAACGACGATCGCTGCTCTTCCCGTGGCTGAGGAGGAACAAGGAATGATCTACGTTTTGGCGGGCAACGTCTCAGAGGCTTACCGCATCATGCAGGTCGATGCCAACATGCAACCACATGAATTCGTTGTCCTCCGCGATCCCCAGGAGCTTCGAGGTCTCAGAAACGCCACGGTCTACATCGTTGGTAGCGGCGAGGGCCGACGGGATCTAGAGGAGTGGAAATACCTCTTCCGACAACGGAGGTTCACCATTTACTACGGCGTTCCCGAGAGGAGAGCATGATGGAGCGACGCAGCTTCCTGAAGCTTCTCGGGTTCGTCTCGGGCGGTGCCCTGCTCTCGGTGCCCGCCGTTGCCGAGGTCGAGCGTCTGGTCCTATCACCGGCCCTCGGGGCGACCTCACTAATGCCCCACGCGGACTTCTCCTTTCTGGTATCGGGAGTCGACATCGGCCCGTGGATCAACGACATCGTCATGCCCCGCGTCGATTACGAGCACATTGAAGTGACGTCCTTCGATGACGAGGAACGCCGCTTCATCCCGTCGCTGCGGCGCATGTCGGAACTCGACCTCGTATTCAAGGACCTCCCCCAGAACCGCTTCGAGCACCTTAGCGCTCTCCTCAACAAGCTCGACACGGTCGACTACAAACTGGTCCACCACCTCTCGGGCTGGCGCTGGAGTGGACGCGCCTACATCAAGAGCCTCCTGTACAGCACCGACCAGCAAGTCTCGTGTACCTTCCAACCGACGGGACCGGCGGAGCTGATGACGATATGAGCTTTCTGATCGCGCTGCTTCTACTCGTGGCTTGCTGGTTCAAGCCCCTCTTCGTTATCGCCCTGTGCGCCGCGTGCTCGACGATCCTCTTTTGGGAGAAGGTACAGAAGCGGTGACACCCGGGGACGCGGTGATCTACGACGCCGGGGCCGGCTTTGGTGCGGTGCTGTCAGCCCGGGTAGACCATACGGCCCCGATGATTCTCGTACGGTGGCAGAACGGCCTGACGACCTTCCTCCATGCGGGGACGGTGATGCCGGCCGAATCGTTGTTCGTCGAAGAAAGGAGACGGATCTTGGGTAAGTGGACGGAGATGATGAAGGAGATGCACCCCGAGCAGAAGCCGCTAGACGGCGGGGAGAAGTACCAGGAGAGAGTGAACGCGGCCAAGACTGAGTTCTCCGGCCTGGGACCGACGCCCCTCGCGGAGACGTACCTGAAGCTCCGGAACGAGCGGGACGAGATGGAGAAGGTCCGATCGAAGCTCGACTGTCGCATCGTGGCACTCGAGCAACTGATTACCGACTCCTTCGAGGCTAACGGTCTCGAGATGGTGCGCCTCCAGGGTGGAGGGTCCGTTGCCACGGAGGTCGAGCCGTATGCCGCCATCGAGGACCCCGTTGCGGTGAGACAGTGGGTCGTAGAGCGTGGACTCGAGTCGAGGCTGACGCTGCCCTGGCAGACCCTGAATTCTGAGACGAAGGACATGCTGCTCTCCGAGGGCAAGGTGCCCCCCGGGGTGAAGCTCTTCGTGCGAACGAAGGTGGTGAAGCGGTAAGCACAACATGAAGTGCGAGTGCGGAGAGCAGCTTCGGGTGGTGGACACCCGGGCTGAGAACAACACGGTTCGTCGAGATCGGCGCTGCTTCACCTGCGGGCTGCGCTACATAACTGAAGAGACACGCGGGAATCCCGTTCAGAAGACCCCGAGGAGGGTTAGGACATGGCGACGAAGAAGGAAGTGAAGAAGGCCGTAGTCGAGGAGACCGCGGTTCAGACAGTCCCGGGTTCGGCGCTGCCGGCCTGGATCGAGCGTGGCGTGAAGGAGACCGGTGCGGAGCACATCCAGCCGGAGGACGTGCGCATGCCGCGTCTTCTCATCGCCCAGGGGCTCAGCCCCCAGGTGTTGAAGAACGATCCGGCGTTCATCCCGGGCCTCTCCATCGGGGACGCGTTCAACGACCTAACGGGTGAGATCTACGGTGACGGCCCCATGACCGTAATCGTCGTGCGAGCGGATCCTCCGCGTTGGGTCGAGTACGATCCGGAGGATCGGAAGAACATCCTCGACCGCAACGTGCCCCACGGTGATCCGCGGACGCAGTGGACGGTCAACGAGGAGACCGGCGAGCGCGAGAAGCCCCGCGCGATGCAGTTCTACGACTACGTGGTGATGATCGAGCACGGACCGGACGATGCCCAGGCACCGAACACGCTCGAGCCGGTGGCGTTCTCGTACAAGTCGACCGGCATCAATCACGCCAAGAGGCTCAACGCCTATCTGCGCCTCCGCCCGGGTGTTCCCATCTACGCGTTCCGCTACGAGCTGAAGCCGGTGCAGATGAAGAACGACCAGGGGACGTGGTTCCTGTTCGCGGTGCACCCGGCGGGCATCGTCACCGAGGACCAATACAAGGCGGCGAAGGAGATGTTCCAGCAGATCAAGCTGAAGGACATCGCCTTCGATCGCGGCGTCGTCGACGCGGCGGACCCGGACGCGCCGGACGCCGAGAAGGAGATGTAACAGGAGATCACGGGGGAGGGTGGCGTTGTCATCCCTCAGATGTGCGGAAGCCCGAGACGTACATCCCCAACCCGTGACGGGTGAATCGCGAGAGAGGCGACCTGGAACTCAGGAGCACGGGAACATGGTCGCTCCCAGAGGCCCGCTCGCGGGGCGAGGCGAAGAGCGGGAAAGTGGTCGTACTCTGCGCAGTGAGGTGATGTGCGATGAACAACAACAACAACAACAACAACAACAACAACAACAACAACAACAACAACAACAACAACAACAACAACAGGAAGTGGGCCTCGCGCGTGGCCGCGACAAGCTCACGAAACAACTAGGACAGCCGATGCAGAGGGGTTCTCTTGCGGCTTCTCGCACCCGCGACATTACGCCCCCAAGGGGCAGCGCTACGGCGCAAGGCTGAAGCGGAGAAGCCGCGTTGAGGTCAAAATTGAATCAAGATCCGACTCCGACTCCAACCCGAAAGATGAAAAAGCGTATTGGTCGTAAGCCGGGTGGGTCTGATGTATTGGAGAGGCTTTTAAAGGAGAGAGGCCAAGCTCCGGATGTGGTCTTTGACGGTAAAGAAGTTCGTCAGTGGACTAGAACCAGTGTCCTCTACGCTTGGGTTCGAAATGGGAAGGTGCTCTACATCGGCAAAGGAGGGAACTCCACAGGAATTGGCCGTCCACTAACACGATCGCATCATGTCCTTCCAAGGATTCAAGACAGTGATCAACTTCTCGTTTGGTTTTTTGAAGATGATTATCACGGTGGGCTCTGTTCGGAAGAAACCCGTCTTATTCGTGAGCTCTGCCCTGTGATGAACAGAACACAGCGAGACCGTGGACGGACATACGTATTGTGATAAGAGAGGACTGTCAGTGCTGGCTCATCCAGCTCGGCAGGGCAATCCGTCGCCGCGTTCTTGAGGAGCTGACCGATGAAGCTAGGACATGACTGCACTCTCGCGTGGTGCCCCCGCTGCCAGCGGCTCACCATGGCTACGATCGCACAGGGATGGTCAAGAGGTCTTCTCACTAACGACCGCTGGACCTGCGAGTGCGGTCTCGTTCTGCTGGACTGGCAGCGCACGCAAGGGGATCCCGTGGTCGTCAAGCCAAGAAAGGAACAGTTGAGGCTGTTCTGAGAGGTAACAATGAAATACGTTTGGTATATCAACGTCTACACGGATCGTCGGAACCGGCGAACGGAGGTTCTGGTTCGCCTGATGGGGACCGAGAAACCAACGCAGACTGAGGGTGTGGTGTCCGCGTTTGCATCTGTGGATCGGGTGGTCGAGGACCGCAAGTTCATCTCGGAAATGGAACTGCTCGCCTCCATGGAACCGGCACGGCTGGTTGCCTCAACCATCGAAACGATGCTCAACAGCATCGAGGAGATTCGCCCATGAACAAGTACGAGGTGACGCTTCGAGTCTCGACCGGCGGCAAGAAGCCCCGCGTCGTCACGCGCATCGAGCACGCCGTCCATGCACTCGATGCAGTCATGCAGTCCACCGTCAACCACTCCGGCGACAACGAGAGCGAGATCATCGAGCGAGTGCTTCACGTGGGGCCGGTCCTGGAGACCGCCCCCGAGGTCTCGACGCTGGCTAAGCTCCTTGGAGCGCAGTTTCAGCGGGACCATGGTCTCGTCAACGACGAAGGCAAGTCATGAGCGACGAGGACGCAGGAAGGCCCCGTGAGAGCGAGACAACGCAGGAGGGGCTGAAGGGACACACCGACACCCGTTTCCCTCACGCTGACTGCTGCCCGCTCTGTGGAACAAGACGCACGGCCCTGCGCGACAGCGACCCGGCCGAACAGCACCGCGAGGAGAAGCCATGAGCAACGAGGACAAGCGGGTGAACGGACCATGCTCTAAGTGTGGGCATCTGAGAGTAAAGCATCAGCACGGTAAATGCGACGACTCTTCAACAAAGAACGGAGTATTCCACTGGCGGCCATGCTCATGCGCTAAGTGGGTGAAGTCAAAGGTGAAGCGATGATCGAAGATCAGCAGGACAAGCGGCTGGAGGAGATGGCGCGGGAGTTCCTACATCGGCAATCCCGTGCAGCCGTTGGTTGCAGTGACCAACCCATCCTCATTGACCTGCTGCGCCAAGTCCAGCGCGAGGAGCGGGAGCGGCTGAGGAGCCTGACGCGCGAAGCCGCTGATGCCCTAGAGCGGTGCTCTACCCAGAGGCAAGCCGCTGAGGCCCGGCTCCGCGAGGTCGAGGTGGACCGCGACGAGCAGCACACGCAGTTGCTGCTCGTGAAAGCGGACAAGCTGCTTGCCGAAGCCAAGCTGGAGAAGGTCGAGGCGGCGCTGCGGGGTGATGGTGTCGTGAACTGGCAGGCCGACGGGCTAGTCCTGCCCTGCGGACGGTGCGGTGCGGTCGTCCCGTTCGGTTTCACGGTCCGAGACGAAGCGTGGAAGGAGCGAGTGCCCGAGGAGTGGAGGCTCGGTGTTCTGTGCCTGCCCTGCCTCGACTCGTGCGCGGCCCTTCCCTTGCGACTCGAAGACATCCAGGTCGTCTACTTCACCGGACGGGCGGGCACCATTCCGCTCATCCCGGCCCTACGCGACACCGCCCCGGCCGCGCAGCTCCTCGTAAAGGAAATCCTCCACGTCAAACCCCCAACATGGCGTGATCGCCTTGAGAAGTTCAAGGTGGTCCTAAGGAAGCGATCATGATCATCAGTCGATGCATAGGCGACGAACGCACCTGCGACGTGTGCGCGGCACTGGACGGGTACGCTGATCCATTACCGCCGCACCAAGGCTGCAAGAACCCGGACGGGTGCCGGTGTCTGTCCTCGGATGAGATGCTCGTAACGGTCCCCGAGCTGCGCAACATTGGCATCGAGATCGACCTCACCCCGCTCGACATGTTAGTCAAGAACCTCCAGGACAAGGGCGAGGTGACCTTCGACGCTCAGTACGACGACACTGACGCACGTCTCAAGGTCGGCGACCACGTCAAGATCACCACCGCGGGCTGGAACGTCGAGGCTATCGTAGACAGCATCACCATCACCCCGGTCGTCGACGGCGAGGAAGACCAGGTCGAGGCAACCATGCGCCCGATCTCCATGAAGGAAGAGACCCATGAACAGCGACCTGGACAAGACACTGACAGCGATGAAGGAGCGAAGCTGGACGGTGATCCTTCTCGAGCCGGGAACCAAACGCCCCCAAGCCGGTCGCACCTGGGCAGAGTGCAGCACCCGGAGCGTGGCCGCCGCGAGGACGCACCTGCGCAGGGGAGGAGGCATAGGACTCGACGTCGCGGCTAGCGGCATCACCGTTCTCGACTTCGACGAGCCCGGTGCGCTCGGCGAGATGGCGACCGAGCTAGGTTTCATCGTCCCCCCGGCCGTAACCTCCCCCTCCGGGGGCTGGCACGTCTACGTCGCGGCCGTAAAGGGTATGCCCGCCGTGATCGAGTGGAGAGGCCGGCGCGTGGGGGAGGTGATCCGCGGTCCGCGCCAGCACGTCGTTCTGCCGCCGTCGCCGTACCCCGGCAGCGAGAAGCGCGGTGTGCCCCCTGGTGGATACTACACATGGACCGGGGGCATAGACCCGATACAGCCTCCGTACGAGCTCCCCCCTGACTGGAAGCGGTACCTGCTGAACACGCTCCCGGATTGGATCGTGCCCACGCAGGACCACGGTCAGCCGAAGGCGGAGGAATGGGAGGGTCCCAGCCCGGAGGAGCTTCTCGCCAAGGCAGCGCAACAACCCTACGCGAAGCGCCGGGCTATGGGAATCAAGTTCCAGTGCCCGCGATGCGCCGCTGACGGACATGATCGGCACCGCGACAACGCGGTCGTGTTCAACAACGGTCGTTGGGCTTGCGCGTACGCACCGGGGGACCAGGACCACAAGAACGCCATCGGTCTGCTCCTAGGGTTCCAGCACGGCGTGAGCGAGGAGTTTGCAAATCAACAGATAAGCGACGATGTGGCCCGTGAGATTCGCCAAAGGCTCGGGCTATGAGACTTCACGTGCGTCTTCCGCGCAGCAGAAGGACGACGATGGTCTACGTGAGGTCAACGCGGTCGTGTAGAAAAGGAGAGATAAGACTCACGTTCTCGGAGTCACTGGACGAGCTCGTGAGGTGTCCCCTCTTTCAGGCATATGAGTATGTGCTGGAGGCTTTCTTCAGTTTCTCTGGAAGGGAGTTCCGCGGCTACGTCACCAGACTCACCAAAGACTATCTTCAGATCAGGCTATCACGATGAGCAACGACCCGATCGAAGTCAAGATCAAGAAGGCGATCGTTGACGAGAAGATCAGGCGGGCCGCGAAGGATCAGGTCGACAAGGACCGTCCCAAACCCCAACTCATCATTCGAAAGGCGTCCGACGTCCCCGACGAACCCCTGGTCACGTACTTTGGTGGGCGTCTCACCAGCGGTGCCTTCCAACTCATGGTGGGACCGGGGGAGGCCGGCAAGGGAATGGGAAGCGTTGACGTAGTGGCGCGCCTTACGTTGGGGGAGTGCTTCCCCGATGAGCCGGGCAAGGGCCGCCCCCCGATGAACGTGATGGTCTGTGTGACGGAGGACGCCGCATCCCGGGTCAAGGCGCGACTACGCGCAGCCGGAGCGGATCTGGAACGGGTGTTCTTCGTCGACGGACCTCCTCAGTCTAGGGGCGGACTCATAGTCCCGTCACCGATCGCGTTCGACGAGGACGCCGGCGTTCTCGTGGAGCGTGCTCGGGACCTGAAGATAGGGGCGCTGTTCCTCGAGACCACGGTCGAGCATCTTGGCGACCGCAACGGACACAGACAGCCAAGCACGAACAACGAGAACGAGGTTCGTCGCGCCTTAAGCCCGGTGATCGCCGCGTGCCGAGAAGTGAATCTGATCGGGTGGGGTGTCATGCACCCTAGAAAGTCAATGGACGGTGGAATAGAGGACTCGATCAGCGGCTCGGCGGGCTTTCGTAACGTGGCAAGAACGGCCCTGCACGTCTACCCCGATCCGACAGATGAGAGCGATGAGCGGTGGCGTCTTCTTCTCTGCTCCAAGTCTAACTACCTTGCACGTAGACCACCGACATTGCGGTTTCGCATCGAGCCGTGGGATCAGAACCCCGCGGAGGGGCGCGTCGTGTGGGGAATACCGGGGCGTACGCTGGTGGACCCACGCTCGGCGGAAGAGATCTGGTCCGACATGGAGGCCAAGCGCTCCAAGAAGGATCGACGAGATCACGCCGTCGTGGAGGCCGAGGAGTTCCTTCGAACGCTATTCCAGGAGGGCCAGAAGCTCAAGGCTGCCGACGTAAGGAAAGCCGCGACAGAGGCTGGCATAGCGTGGCGCGCGATCGAGCGCGCGAAGAGTAAGATGAAGGTGAAGAGCGTTCGCGGTGAGTATCAGGGTCCTTTCCTCTGGGAGTTCTTGGAGGAGAAGGAGGACATGTGACCCCAAGCGAGCGTAAGAAGGAGCTGGAGCGTATCAGCATGATGCAGATCCACGAGGACGCTCAGGCACGGCGATTTCTTCTAGCCATCCTCAAGGCAGCAGAACACTCTGGAGCGCGACGTTCACTGATACGACAGCTCGCTCTGGAAGCGAACATCTACTGGCGCAACATCGAGAGAGCCAGGAAACAAATGAACGTTTTCTCTGACGGATGGCTCTCGAAACAGGAGCCGAAGATTCGGTGGTGGGCTCGCGAGTATGCCCCTCCCGAGATCGTTGAGCGTGTCACCCAGGTGCGCCTCCGCCGACGGCCCGGCGCCTAGGTCCAGCATCGGGGCACCCTCGGCCGGGGGTCGGGTGTCATTGGCGGTCATAGGCGAATTCCCTTATTCTGCCTACCTTTTTGCGAATTTGGGGTGTTGGACCTAGGCAGAATGGGGGAATTCGAGGAGGTGCCCGGGGCGTTTTTCATAGAATTCCCTTATTCTAGCCTATGACCGCCAAAGGAATTCAAGGAAAGCCCAATAAATACCCAATGGCCGCCAATGACACCGCGAATTTCAGTATAGGGGAGGTTGGCGGTCATAGGCGAAACGGCTTTACCCGGGCACCCCGATGCCGCATCATTACGTCGTGGACGAGAATCGCAAACTCGAAGAGAGATCAAGAGTAATCCCTGATCCCAGGATGGGCGGAGGACTGCGACATGTCGGCCGCGCTCCTGGAGTGCTGAACAAGAAGACCAGGGCAGCGAATGCGATCCTTCAGGCTGGAGCGGAGGAGGTCGCGAGGAAGGTTCTCGATACCGCGACCAATGACTTTCGCGTTGTTCGTCGAAACGACGGTACGGTCATCGAGCAGCGGTGTCCTCTCTGTGGAGTAGGAGGCCAGCTTCGCGACGAGGAGATCCAGCTCAAGGCTCGTCTCGGTCTTCTTGATCGGACCGGAAACGGCCCATCGTCGAAGGTGGAGGTCAGCGAGGCTCCCGATGAATCGTGGATGGACTACGCGACCGATGAGGAGCTGACTCAGTTTCTTGCAATTGCGGAAGCAGCACGAGCAAGGATGCCTGAGTGAGCACGGCCGTTACCACGCGGCCCAGCGGGAATGATGCTAAGGGTCGTATTGTCCTGGCTCGTAACCTTGCTTCCCGCGCTCCTATCCATCTCCTGAACCTGTTCCCGGAGTTCTCTGCTCCAACCTGGGCGGGATGGAGGGCCATTCTCGAGAAGCTTACACCACTTGTTCGCGAGTTCTACGCGATCTGCGGTCGCGGTGCTGGCAAGTCCCGGATCATGGCCATCATCGCCGTGTGCTTTGCCATCCGGCGCTACGACCGTGCCCCGGGTGAGCGCATCTACGTAGGAGTCTTCGCACCGGACCGCAAGCAAGCCCGGGTAGTGTTCCGCTACGTCCTGGGACTGTTTCACAGGAGTGCCTTGCTCAAGGGTCTCGTCGAGAGCGAGACCCGCGAGAGCGTCGACCTCACCAATGGGGTCACCATCGAGGTGATCACGGCCTCAGCCAACGCTCCTCGCAGCCGATCCTACGCGCTCGCCATTATCGACGAGGCTGCGTTCCTACCCCAGGAGGAGTCGGCTAACCCCGATGTGGAGTTGGTGCGGGCTGTGCGTCCTGCCCTGGCCCGGGTGCGTGGCAGCATGCTTGCGGTCGTGGGCAGCCCTTACGCGCAGCGTGGGGTCCTCTGGGAGGCATGGCAACGCTACAAGGACAGTATGCCTGAGGACGTGGTGCTGGTCAAGGCCGCGACCACTGAGCTCAATCCGTCCTTCGACGTGCGTGCCATCGACAAGGCACGTGAGGAAGATCCGATCGCGGCGGCGACGGAGTACGACGCTGAGTTCCGCAGCGATGTGGAGGGCTACGTTAGCCTTGAGGTCATTCTGGCTTGCGTGGATAAGGGTGTCGCGGAGCGTGCCCCGAACCCGAGCACGGACTACTTTGCCTTCGTCGATCCTGCCGGTGGTAGCGGAACGGACAGCATGACGTTGGCCATCGCGCATAAGATGGAGGGCTTCATGGTCCTCGATGCCTTGCGCGAGATTCGTCCGCCGTTCTCACCGGAGCACACGGCAAAGGAGTTCGCTACGGTGCTGAAGTCTTATCACCTGGACAGCGTCACGGGTGACCGCTACGGTGGCGACTGGCCCAAGGAGGCGTTCTCGAGGCAGGACATCACGTACGAGCCTAGTGAGAAGAGTAAGTCGGAGCTCTACGTCGATGCGCTGGCTTTCCTCAACAGCCGTCGCATCAGGCTGCTTGAGCATGCGCGTCTTCAGACGCAGATCTCGGGGCTTGAGCGTCGGAGCGCGCGTGGTGGACGCGACAGCATCGATCACGGCCCGGGTGGACATGACGACTTGGCCAACGTGGCACTAGGTGTTGCGGCTACGTTCCTCGATGAGTATGACTGGAACGGAGGTCTGGTGCTGTGATGCGATGCCCCCGACGTGATGAGATCGGTCAGCGAGAGGTCGGCGTAGACAGCTGGCGCGATGACCAGACCTGCTCGTACTGCGGGAGCTTCAAGCCCGAAGACTTCATGGCGCATCTCGAAGCGGGCGACATCCGCATTGGTGCCACCGACAAGAGTTACAAGGTCTACGTTCACGGCCTCGGGCGCTTCGCGAAGTTCTACTTCCAGCACCTCGACGCTGGACAGCGCACCCGGTTCATCGAGTTGATGAATGGCAAGGACCTGAAGTTCGAGGGTGACATTGGCTTCTACGTGTTGCCCTTCTTCGTGGAGAGAAAAGCGTGAGCGCTGACTCCTTCGGTCTTCAGAACCTGCCACGTCCCAGTATCATGGACCATGGCGTGATCGCAACGCTTCGTGCCTTGGCATCCGACCTTGCCTCGCGCGCGAGCTTCGCGTCCAAGGCTGGGCTGACCTTCGGTGGCAAGCGCGACATCTACTCAGCGCTGGGCTATCCTAGCACTCTGACTCCGAAGGACTACCGGGACCGTTACCGGCGGGGAGACATCGCGGCCCGCATCGTCGAGGCCTTCCCCAAGGCAACGTGGCGCGAGGGCGCTGAGCTGATCGAGGACGAGGATCCGGAGCTCGAGACGGACTTCGAGCAGACCTGGGAGGAGTTGAACAAGCGCCTCAACATCTGGAACATGCTCAGCCGCGCGGACATCCTCGCGGGACTGGGTCGTTACGCCACGCTCCTCATCGGCGCTCGTGGTGAGGTGGACACCCCGCTGCCGAAGCTCGGTGGTCCCGACGGCGTGCTCTACCTTGCGGTGTACGGCGAGGACGAAGCGGAGGTGGACACGTTGGTTGAGGCCACCGACGATCCGCGCTTCGGGCAACCGTTGACCTACAAGATCAAGCGTCAGGGAACCCGCCGTCGGTCCATCGATCGCGTCGTTCACTGGACCCGGATTCTACACGTGGCTTGCGACGTCCTCGACGAGCCGCTCTACGGGATGCCCCGTCTCGAGCGTGTGTGGAACCGGCTCGACGACCTCGAGAAGTGCTTGGGCGGTGGCAGTGAGGCGTTCTGGCTGCGCGTCCATCAGGGTACGCTGCTCAACGTCAACCCAGAGGTCAAGGTCGACAAGGCCGCGATCGACAAGCTCAAGGAGGAGGCCGAGGACTTCGTAAACGGCTTCAAGCGCTTTCTCACGCTTCGCGGTGTCGAGATGACCAACCTTGGCAGCGACGTCAGCAACTTCTCGCAACAGGTCACGTCACTGCTCAGCATCATCAGTGGTGCCACCGGTATCCCGCAGCGCATGCTCCTCGGCTCGGAGCGTGGTGAGCTAGCCAGCACGCAGGACAAGGAAAACTGGGACGATCGCGTTGCCGACCGACGCACCGAGTTCGCGGATCCTCTGGTGCGTCAGTTCGTGGATCGTCTCGTCGATGCTGGAGCGCTGCCGGAGCCCGAGGAGTACGAGGTGAGGTGGCCCGGCATCGAGGAGCTGAACACGAAGGAGAAGGCCGAGGTGGCGACCGCGTGGGCTGGTCTCAACTCGAAGGCGAAGGGTACCGTGGTTCTGCCCGAGGAGATCAGGGATCGCGTTCTCGGCCTGGAGAAGCTGACTCCCAAGCAGATCGCTGAAGCAGAGGCGTCCGCTAAGAAGAACACTCCGCCGCCCCCGGGTGTACCGAAGGACCCGAACGCGAATCCGAATGAGGATCCCAAGGACCCTGAAGCTCAGGTGGTGGTCGAGGACTGAGGTCCATGAAGGCTTGGCAGGCCGTGCGGAAGGTGGCGGATGCCCACGAGTCGCGCTTTCGGCGCGTCGTCGAGGAAGCCGCGTCCGTAGGACAGGCCTCTCTGAACGCTGAGGCCGTGGCTGAGGGCTTCGAGCGCAACACGCCATCCATCGTGTCGGCGGCACTCCACGAGGCCGTCGGCGTCATGGGTACCGTGCTTGCGGTGGAGCTGATCCGTGAGTTGTCTTCTACGATGGAGGCCGCGGCCAAGACTGCGCTTCGTACGGCCAAGATCGCCGGCTCACTGCGTGCCGCACGGGAGGCTCCGATCGAGGGACTCTTCTTCGATCTGACAAACCCTGAAGCTGTGTTGTGGATTCAGCAGCACGGGGGAGACCTGATCGTCGGCATCACGAAGACTACCCAGGCGGCCATCCAGCGCATTCTCATCCGCTCCTTCGAGGAGGGCATTCCGACGGGTGAGGCCGCTCGCATGATCCGGCCACTCATCGGACTGACTGACGTTCATACGGATGCGGTGTTCAATCTGCGTCGAGCCATCCTTGGTTACAGGGACCGCGTTACGGGACGGATGGTGGGCGGCCCGGGCTCGAAGCTCTGGGCCGGGAAGACTCCGATCCGCGTACCAAGGGGCGGTGCCACGGCGGACTTCGTCGCGCGAAGGACGCAACAGTATGCGGCTCGTCTGCTGAACCTTCGCGCACGTATGATCGCTCGTACCGAGACCATGTCTGCTAGCAATGAGGGGCAACGGCAGCTCTGGCTTCAGGCACGTGAGCAGGGACTCATCGGAGCGGGACAGACGAAGGAGTGGATCGTGACACCCGACGATCGGCTTTGTCAGATCTGTGCTCCGCTGAGTGGTGAGGTGCAGCTCGTGGACGAGGAGTTCTCCGTTGGGGTACTTTCGCCTCCGGCGCACGTCATGTGTCGCTGTGCCATGGGCCTCAGTGACAAACGGGCACCGCGGAAGGTTGCGTAGAAGTTTGACCGGTAGAAAAGAGAGGGATGACATGGCACGAGGCAAGAAGAAGGCAGTCGTCGAGGAAGCTCCGGACGCGGCAGTCGAGCAGATCGAGACGCCGGAGTCCGTTCCCGAAGCACCGCCCGCGCAGGAGCCCGCGCAGGAGCCCGCGCAGGAGCCCGCGCAGGAGCCCGCTCCCGAGGCACCGCCGCCTCCGCCTCCTGTCGAGCAGCCCAAGCCGGAGCCGTCCGTGCACGTGGAGCGGCCTCCGTTGACTCTCCTCATCGCGGTTCCGGGTGTCACGCCTCCCTGGGAGCGCATCTACGCGAACAGTGACAGCCCGGCGGACGAGCTCTGCCTGGGGTGCCACAAGTCCGGCGTGAAGGAGGGCGACATCATCGTGGTGCGCGAGACCAAGGGGTGGATGCACGAACCGTGCTTTCGGGCTTCACATCCTCAGTGGTACCCCGCTCCGCTGAAGCGGACGCGCGGCTGAGGGACAACCAGATGAAGCGCCACTTCTCGCTGCGTGGAGCGACGAGCGGGCCGTTCCGCTTGGAAACTCTCGAGGGTCGCGAGCATGTCGTCGTGCCCGTGGTCGCTCTCGTGGAGGGTGTCATCCACGCGTCGAATTCCGCAGCGCCTGAACTCGTTCTTGCCGAGGAGTTCAGCAGGACGATGATGTCGTGGAACGACCGGCCGGTGATGTTCAACCATCCGGTCGTCAACGGAGAGACCGTCTCCGCAAACGACCCCATCGTGCTTGAGAAGTGGCGCATCGGCCGGGTGTTTCACACGGGCATCCAGGATAAGAAGTTGCTCATGGAGGCATGGCTCGATCCGAACCGTGCCGCCGTTGTGGACAGCAAGGCGGTCAAGCTCCTCGATGACGTTCGCGCTGGGAAGGTCGTTGAGGTGTCCGTTGGCGTGTTCGTCGCGTCCGAGGAGCGGATCGGCGAGTTCAACGGCCAGAGGTACGCGGGCATCTGGCGTGACATCATCGCTGATCATCTCGCCATGCTCGAGGAGGGCGCTATCGGCGCTTGCAGCGTCGAGATGGGATGCGGTGCGCCGCGAGCAGCGGCGAAGAAGGAGGACGACACGATGACGTTGAAGGAGAAGTTCCTCGCGATGATGGAGAAGTTCAAGTCTGCCCAGGAGGGGATGGCCGACTCCGACGTCCGAGGAGCTCTCGACCGTGCCCTCTTTGCCACCGAGCCCGCGTATCTCGGGCTGGTGGAGGTGTTCCCGGAGGACAAGCTCGTCATCTACGCCGTCGCTCCTGACGGTCAGGAGAAGTTCCTGGAACGGTCCTTCGAGATCGCCAGTGACCAGTCGGTCACCTTCGGTAGTGAAGTCACCGAGGTGAAGATGGTCACCAAGTTCGAGCCCGTAACCGCTTCGGCCGCTTCTTGTGGATGCGGCGGCCAGACGAAGCTCAATCCCGCATCCGCAGAAACGAAGGAGACCGACATGGAACGCAAGAAGGTCATCGAGGCGCTCGTCGCGAGCAAGAAGCAGTGCTTCAGCGCCGAGCAGCTCGAGAAGTTCGACGATGCTGCGCTCGCCACCCTGGAGGCCCACGTCAAGGCGGCGACGGAGACCACGCCTCCTCCGGCGGTGACTCCGCCGGCGACGCCGGTGGTGGAGGAGAAGAAGGAGCCGGCGAAGGACGAGCCGCTCACCGAGGAGAAGGTGCTCGCGGCCTTCCCCCGTCTGAAGCAGATCGTCGAGGCTTCGGAGACGCGTGCCGCTGCGCAGAAGAAGGCGCTCGTCACGCGGCTGAAGGATGCGGCCAAGGGCTTCTCCGAGCCCGAGCTGACGGCCATGTCCATCGAGACGCTGGAGAAGATGGCGAAGTCCTTCGACGTGAAGGCTCCCGTCGACTTCAGCCTCAACGCCCCCGAGCCGCGTGCGGCGTCGGACGGTGACGAGACGGTGCCGGATCCCCCCAGCATGCGGGACGCCATCCTGGCGTCGCGAGTGGCGAGGAAGGGCAACTAGCCCGGCTCTCGTCTCCGACTGAGAACCCTGGTCCCCATCTGGGGGCCGTTTGAGAAGAGAAGGAGAACACAAGATGGCACGCAACGTCATCGCCCTGATGGGCACTCCCGTGATCAACGAGGAGCCGAGCGCGATCGAGGCGCTCATCCCCGGACACCTCGTCGAGCTGACTTCGACGGGCGGCGTCCAGAAGTGCACCGACGATGCCGCCAACGTCGCGCCCTCGTTCGTCCTCGAGCGCGACGAGCTGGGAACCGGCATCGACACCGCATACGCGATCGGCGACAAGGTCAAGGTCGGCACCTTCAAGCCCGGCGACCGCGTCTACGCGTTCCTGGCCTCGGGCCAGAACGTGGCCATCGGTGCGTATCTCACGAGCAACGCTACCGGTCTGCTCACGGCCGCGTCCGTCGCCGCCGGCGTCCGTTGTGCCCGGGCGCTCGAAGCCGTCAACACCTCGGGTTCGGCCCCCGTCGCGGGTACCCGCATCCGCGTCGAGATCGTCTAGTCGCACCGTCGATCGCGATCCAGTAAACCAAAGGTTCCAAGGAGGACCATGATGAACACGAACAACGGTGCGGCCGTCCACGACGGACGCGCTTTCATGAGCGGCGCAGGTCGCTGGGCGGGCGAGCGTCTGATGAAGGCGCTCCGTGAGGGTCGGCCGATCTCGGCCAAGGAGCTCCGCACGCTCGACGTGCTCCGCAAGGACGAGTGGAAGGTCTACGATCAGGCCCTCATCGAAGAGGGCCACATGAGGCTCCGCGGCATCGCCGACCTGATCGCCGCCGGTCTCACCATCCCGGTTGCCAACGCACTCGGCAAGACGCTGATCGAGTGGGAGAAGGTCTCCGACATGAACCCGGCGATCACCTCGCTGAGCGGCATCGACCGTTCCGAGGACGACCGACTGGAGTTCGTGCTGGACTCCATGCCCCTGCCGATCACGCACAAGGACTTCAACCTCAACCTTCGCACGCTCGCCGCGTCGCGGGAGCGGGGCGAGCCCCTCGACACCACGCAGGCTCGCGTTGCCGGCCGTCTCGTCTCCGAGCAGCTCGAGTCCATCCTGTTCGCGGGCGGGCCGACCTTCGGTGGGAAGCCCATCTACGGCTACCTCACGCATCCCGATCGCAACGTCGTGGACTTCACGGACAACCTCGCGTGGACCCACGCGAGCAAGACCGGGGCCACGATCCTCGCGGACGTCACCAAGATGAAGGTCGCCGCGCAGACGGACCGCTTCTTCGGGCCGTACCGGCTCTACGTTCCGGCTGGGTACGACTCCGTTCTCGACCAGGACTTCAAGGCCGAGAGCGATCTCACCATCCGGCAGCGCATCCTTCAGCTCGACGGCATCCAGAGCATCACCGTCGCGGATCAGCTCACGGCCGACAACGTGGCTCTCGTCCAGATGACCCAGGACGTGGTCACCCTGGTCGATGGCTCGGGTCTCCAGACGGTGCAGTGGGACATCGAGGGGGGCTTCCAGATCAAGTTCAAGGCGTTCGCCATCCAGACGCCGCTCATCCGGTCCACCTCCAAGGTCAAGACGGTCACCACGTACTCCGTCGGCGGCTCCGCAACCACGAAGCAGTGCGGCGTCGTCCACTTGTCGCAGCTCTAGGCCGCTTCGGGCGGCCGACTGAGGCGTCCCTCAGCTAGTCGCCCGGGGCACGGACGCATCGATCGAAGGAGTGATCGGTGGCCCCGGGGTTTCGTCGTAGACGTAAGGGAAGGAGAGGACTCCACTAATGGCCGCGCCGACCTTCGTCCAGGAAGCCGAGACGACCTGGACGTCCGCTACCTCGAAGGCGACGGGGACGTTCTCAGTTCTCGCTGGGGACATCCTCGTCGCCGTCATGGTGGTCGAAGATGCGTCTCCACCGACGGTCAACGCACCGACGGGTGGCTCGCTCACGTGGGAACCAAAGCAGCTCTCTGACGTGTCGAGTAGCTGCCCGGTCGGCATCTGGACGGCGGTCGTTGACACGAACAAGTCGATGGCAGTGACGTTCTCGCTTCAGGGATCCGCTCACTACTTCGGCGGCAACGTGTTCACGTTCCGCAATTCCGACGGTGTGGGAGCGTCGAACAAGGCGCAGACTACAGGCGCGCCGTCGGTGAACGTGACGACGACGCAACCGAATAGCGCAATCGTCGTCGTCAATGGAGACTGGGACGCTGATGATGGAGCCTCGAGAACGTGGCGCACCGCTGATGCTGGCGCGCTGACGGAGCAAAGCTACAACCGAGTCATTGGCAACTACACGATCTACATTGGGTATCACGCCGACGCTGGTGCTGTGGGCGCGAAGGCGGTAGGGCTGTCAGCCCCATCCGCGCAGACCTACACTGTTGCGGCGGTCGAGGTCAAGGGAACGGCCGGAGGAGCGGTATCCGGCTCCTTGAGCTCTACTCTTGCGGCTCTTACGGCTTCAGGCACGGGAACCGTCGCGGTGAGCGGTGTAACTACTGCGACGTTGGGTGCTCTTGCTGTCGCGGCCTTGGGGACCGTTGCGGTTCAGGGATCGGTAGCAACGCAGCTTGCCAATGTCACGGTCTCCACATCGGCAGCGGTCGCCGTCCAGGGGACCGCGAGTTCGACGCTCAATGTTGCGACCGTAACAGCCTCGGGCACCGTGGGAAGCACCCCGATAGAGGGTGTGCTGGCACAGACGCTCGCTGTGGCCTCGGTCTCAGCGGCCGGTGCGGTGGCTGTTACCGGAGCCGTGGTAACAACGCTCGGTGCGCTAGCCGCAACTGGATCCGGTGTGGTGCCCGTTACCGGAGCGACGGCGACAACGCTCGGTGCTCTGACCGCGACTGGATCGGGTCAGGTCCCGGCCGTTGCCGTTCTCAGTCTTACGCTTGGGTCGCTTTCGGTCGAGGCTGCCGGAGTGGTCGGGTCAATCCCGATCGTGGGAAATCTGAGTGCTACCCTCGGGGCCTTGACGGCAAGCTCGACCGGAGTGGTGAGCGTCGCCGGAATGGCGAGCGTCGAACTTGGGGCGCTTGAGCTTGCGGCTGTCGGTCAGGCAACGGTGGCAGGGGACCTCTCAAGCTCGCTGGAGGTCTTGGCTGTTGCTGGTCAGGCGGACGTTCTCGTGCAGGGTCTCCTCGCGCAGACGCTCGCCGAGCTGACGTTGGAACCCATCGTCATCTGGCAACCTACGGAGCGCCCGGGTACCTCGCACTACGCGACACAGATCAGTGGACCTACGAGCACCGTCCTTGTGGGTTCGAAGAACATGACGGCGATGGCATAGGGGAGATCGACCCATGGCGATTCAGCTTTCGGAAGCCGTTCGTAACGCAAGACTCGACGCGATCGAGACGGCCATCGGAGTGAGCGCCGTGCTCAAGATCCGCTCTGGCGCGGCTCCGGCCAACGTCGCCGCAGCGGACAGTGGCACCGTGCTCGCGACGCTGAACCTCCCCTCTGACTGGATGGCCGCCGCTGCCACGGGCGCGAAGGCGAAGGCAGGCACGTGGCAGGACGCCACCGCGGACGCCACGGGTACGGCGGCCCACTTCCGCATCTACGCAACCGATGGGACGACGGCTCACATCCAGGGCACCGTGGGCCAGGGCACCGGGGATCTCTCGCTCGACAACACGTCCATCGTGGCCGGGCAGAGCGTGACGATCACGGGCTTCACCCTGACCGACGGCAACGCCTAAGGAACGCGCACGTGAGCGTGTTCTACCTGAAGCGTGGCGATACCCGTCCGGTGATGGAGGTTAACCTCCTTGATCCGGACGGGACTGCCCACGATCTGACCGGCTCCACAACCTACAAACTTCACGTCAAGATCAGGGGTGTTGCTTTCACTCGCGATATGGTGCCTGACGCTGATCCGGCGTTGGGTATCCTTCGCTACACGTGGCTCGACACGGATTGGACGACCGGGACTCCCGTGCTGGCGCGAGGTACATACAGCATGGAGTACGAGGTCGTTGGTCCTGGGGGCGCTCGGATGACTTGGCCCAACAACGGCTACGATCAGTTGGTCGTGACCGCTGACATCGGTTAGAGGACGGTGTAATCATGCCCTTGACTCTTGTGGCCACTCCGGGTTCGGCGACCGCCAACTCGTACGCGACTGTTGAAGAGGCGGATACCTATCATGAGGGTCGTCTCTTCTCGTCGTGGGCTGATGCGGACCCGGATGTAAAGATCTCGGCTCTGGTGATGGCTGCCCGTTTGCTCGATGCAACACCTGGAGCCTGGACTGGAGCTCCGACGGACGCGGTTCAGGCTCTGGGCTGGCCGCGCATCGGCATGCTCAGCCGCAATGGTTTCGCTCTGCTCGAGACGGAGATCCCTGTGGATCTGAAGAACGCTCAGGCGGAGTACGCGGATCAATTGATTGCGTCGAACATCACGGCAACGAACGATGCTGTTGCCCAGGGCATCAGTCGGGTCAAGGCTGGCCCAGTCGAAGTCACGTTCAAGGAGGGGCTCACGCAGGAGACCGCGATGGCCGCAATGTTGCCGGATGCGGTTCGTCTCTTGCTGGTGCCTTCATGGCTGATCGATCCTAGGGAAGCGGAGTCCGCCTTCAGCGGTCTCGTCTTCGAAAGTCTCTAGATGGCACTTGTTGACATCATCCGGAACGCGGTTCATACCGCGGACTTGGTCACCAAGTCCGTCCAGGAACCTGTGAGCTTCGAGGCTTGGACCGGACAGACCCCTCTCGGTGCTGCAACCTATGCTCCCGTGTTGCTGCCGAAGCCGAAGGCACTCGTTGAGCACAAGGCACATCTTCGTAAGCTGTCCGATGGCCGCTTCGTTGAGGTGAAGACGAAGCTGACGTTCCTTGAGGTGATCGCAAATACTACGCCGCTCAGTCCGCTTTCTCCCCGTGACAATCCGGTTGATCCTCGGGACAAGTTCACCACGGCAAACGGCGTGACGGGACCGATCGTTGATGTTACGGGGATGCAGGATGCCGGCAAGGGACGTCCTTTCCTCCTCGAGGTCTTTCTCGGTGGCACCAGCGGCACTCGATGAAACTCTCCATCCTCTGCGTAACCCGGGCTCAGCGTCGCATTCTACCTTTAGTGGAACGGATGCTGGACTTGTCGTTTCGCAACGTGGAATGGGAGTGTGTGCTCGCGGCTGACGGGAAGGATGCGTTTGTTGAACTGGAGTACCTGAGTCATTTCGCTCGGGTCATTCAGGTGGAGTCCGCTGGCTACGTCGAGAGCGTCTTGGACGAGGCGATCGGAGCCTGTCGAGGGGAGTACGTTCTTCGGCTCGACGATGATGAGAGTGTTAGTCCAACGATGGTGCGGTGGTTGGACCGTTCGGCCTTCATCGCGGAGCCCCACTGGTGCTTCTCTCGTGCTTGGTTGTGGCAAGACCCTGGGCACTTTCTCCGCATGGAGCCCTTCTGGCCCGATTACCAAACGCGTCTCAGTCTTAAGTCTTGGTCCGGGGGTCGCAGTCTTGTTCACCAGGGCAGTCCTCACGGCTTGGGGCATGTGGCTCCTGCGGCCATCGAGCACCACAAACTGTTGCTCTGGTCCTACAGAGAGCGTTTGGAGCACGTAGCCCATTACGATCGATTGAGCTCAGGGGCTGGTCAGGCTTCTCGAGAATTCTATCTTCCGGAGGAGCTTCCGAGTCTGGTGATCAACTCCTGGGCGGTGATGCGATGATTCGGATTCAGCATCTTGAGACCGACGTCACGACGGCGTGTCAGTTGTCATGCGTCGCTTGCAATCATCACGTTCCTCTTCATCGCGCGAAGGGACCGCAACACGCTTCGGTGGAGCAGGTCGAAAGGGACCTCACTCATCTGGCTTCGATCCTACACACCCACCTTTGGGCCGCGATCGGTGGCGAGCCGCTGCTGAATCCGAAGCTCGTCAGCATCCTAGTGGCAGCCCGTCGTTCCGGTGTGATGGATCGCATCGAGGTCTGGACTAACGGGCTGATGCTGCCCTGGATGAAGGACGACTTCTGGGCAGCTTTCGACGTTCTGGTGCTCTCGGTGTATCCGGGAACTCTTCGTGAGAAGGCAATCGAAGCCGTTCAGCAACGTTGTGGGGACTCAGGAGTTGAGTTGGCACTGATTCGGCGCCCCGGGTTCAGGGCTTTGCTGGAGGAGACTCCGAGTGGTCGAGAACGCACGCTGGACAAGTATCAGCGGTGCTTTTTCCGCTCCTACAGCCGCGTTGCCAACCAAGGGTACTTCTACACGTGCTGTTGCGCTCCGCACATGCCGGTGCTTCTTACCAACAAGCCCCCGGGTACGGATGGTGTTGCTATCGAGGGTCTAACCGAGGAGAGTCTGCGTTTGTACTTGGAGCAGGCCGAGCCCTTGAGCGTGTGCTCAGTGTGTGCTGGAGGCGACGATCGAGCCGCGAATGTGCCGTGGCGGGAAGAGCGAGATCCGGTACGCTGGATCGTCGCAAGCAAGGGAGAACGGTGATGGAAGCCAGTGAGATTCGGCGTCGGATCGGGCGTCGTGTGATCGCGGCGGACTTCGGGAAGGACTGGTTCAACATGGTCTGCAAGGAACTGGCTCTTCAGTCCAGGATGCACCGCAAGGTGTGGGAGCTGGTCTCGATCGCGCAGGTCTACCGGGACTCCATCGGAGAGGGGGGCCGCGTGATCGGCTTCGGTGTTGGCCGCGAGCCTCTTCCTGCGTGGTTCGCTCAGCAGGGAGCAACGGTGCTCGCGACCGACAAGCCGGAGGCGGACTACTGGCTGCCTGACCAGCACGCCAAGTCCCGAGAGGAGCTGCCTTACAAGGGCATCTGCGAGAGAAGGATCTTCGACAGAAACGTGTCGTTCGTTCCGGTGGACATGACCGATCTGGAGAAGACGCCTCTGCCGTGGAACTTCGATCTCACGTGGTCGGCCTCGTGCTTCGAGCACCTCGGGTCCATCGCCCTTGGGCTGGACTTCTTCTGCTCGCAGATGAAGCTTCTTCGTCCTGGGGGCGTCGCGGTTCACGTGACGGAGTACAACTTCCTCAGCAACGATGCCACCCTGGAGGCTCACAACCTCGTGGCATTCAGGAATCGGGACTTCGAGGAGCTGCGCCAGCGTCTTGCTCGTCAGGGGGACACTCTGCTGCCCTTCGATGCCTCGGGAGGCTCGTCGGAAGCTGACCTCTTCGTGGATGAAGCACCATATCAGGCTGAGCCTCATCTCAACCTGCGTCTCGCCGGCCACTCCTTTACGTCCGCCCTGCTGATCGCTCAGCGAGGAGCGTAAGATGACCGAGACCGGCATTGAGATGCTCAAGCTCTTCGAGGCTTTCATGCCCAACGTCTATCTGGATGCGGGCAAGGAGCCGACGATCGGCTACGGGCATCTCATCAAGCCCGGGGAGGTCTTTGGTACTCTGACCGAGCCGCAAGCCGAGGATTTGCTGCGTCAAGACGTAGCGAGTCATGAGGCTGACATGCGTCGTCTCATCAAGCGTACCTTGACGGGGACACAAGGAGACGCTCTTTCATCGTTTGTCTTCAACATCGGAGCTCAGCAGTTCCGCACTTCGACAATGCTGAGGCTACTCAACACCGGAAGACCAAACGCTGAGGTCGCCGATGAGTTTACGAAGTGGGTTCTCGTCAAGAACAAGCGTGAGCGTGGACTCGTGCGGCGTCGTCGTGCTGAGGCAGTGTGCTTCCTCGGAGCGAACATCAAGCTGATCCGGTTCGTGTACCAAGAAGCCTAAGAAAAGAGGGTTTGAAGATGCGAAAGATGATCCTGTTCGGACTGTTGCTGTTGGGACTGAGCACCGTGTCGGCGGAGGCCCAGGTCGTCGGATACGGGAAGAGCGCGACCGGCGGGTTGAACAAGATGACGTGTCTCGTCAAGGACAGCATCGACGAGTGCTTCACCAGTGGTCGCGCCTCGAACCTGAACATCATCTTCTCGAAGGGCGAGGTCGAGGGACCTCCCGGGTTCCGCTACGTCGGCTCCAACGTCACCATCGACGGCTGCGCGAACGGGCAGAACGGTGTCACGATCAACCAGCCCGCGGACGGCAAGCGGGGGATCATCGTGGAGGGTCCCGCTTCCAACGTGATCGTCCGGTGCCTTCGAAACCAGGGCAATGAGGGCGGAAAGAAGAGCGGCTTCGCGACGGAGTTCGATCTGCTCGCAATCGATGGCGGCAGCGGCCTCGTGTCGAACGTGTTGATCGACCGTGTGACCGTGGTCGGCTCAACCGACGGGGCGCTAGACATCACGGGCAACGTGTCCGACGTGACGATTCAGCACTCGTTGCTCTACGGCACTCCCCTCGGCCAGCTCATCAAGTACGACCCTCGGAAGCGCATTACGCTAGCGTACAACGTCTATACCGGCAACGGCGAGCGCAACCCGCAGATCAAGGGTGATGCACAGAGCATCGACTTCGTCTCGAACATCGTGGTTGCAAACACGATCTCTCGGGACGGTGTCGGCAACGTCTTCGATCCGTATGGGCTGAGGATCTACACCGGGGCCTCCGGTTCCGACTCCCCTGGCAAGCCGTCGGTCAACGTCGTGGGCTCGTACTTCTCTGGGTCCAAGGCGATCGAGCTACTCGATGGGCCGGACGTGTGGCTCTCGGGGAACACGTGCGTCGGCTTTGCGTGTCCTGCGTCTACTCGCTCGACGCCTGTTTCCGTCCCGGCTGAGTTCGCGACGCCGACCTTGCCACTCGCCGACGTGGTGGCCCAGGCCGGTTCGCCGAATCGTACGGTGCGGGACACGGCGGTCCTGGCTTCGGTGGCTGCCCTGGTCGGCGGAACCCCACCGCCGCCTCCCCCTCCGCCTCCTCCGGCTTGCCCTACGTGTCCCGTGGGTCAGGCTTGCACCGATCCGGCGGTGGGCTGCGTGCTGGTGGAACCCGAACCCTGTCCCGAGTGCCCGCTGGTCAAGGCCCCGGGTGACTTCTCGTACACGAGTACGTGCACGAATCCTCGGGTGACCAGAACGATCAACGCCGATAGGTCCGTGAAGATCGTCGTCGATCGGGGCACCTGTACGATCATGATCGCGGTTCAGTAGGAGTCCCCAGAAAGAGGGAGGGTGTCATGTTCCGACGACAGATGTGGTTGTGGCTCCTCGGTGTTGTTCTGATCGTTAGCTGCGGTCCCATCATCATCCCCGGTCCGAAGCCGGAGAAGAAGTGCCCGGGCTCGTGTCCGGTGGGATCGGAGTGCAAGGATCCGAATCTGGGGTGCCAGCCGATTCCTGCGCCGGGGCCGGTCTGCCAGGAGGGACAGCATCACAGCTGCTATCACTGGCCGACGGGTTCCTCCACCTGGGTCTACGCGTGTCCGGTGTACGATTCGGATGGCGGTGTGATCGACGTGCTCAACGTCCTCGACCCTGCGACGTGTCCGGCGAAGCCCGAGCCGAAGCCGATTCCGGCGTCGTGCGCGGACCTGACCTGTCCGGAGCCCGACGACGATCCTCGCAAGACCGAGTGCCGCGAGACCCCGAACGGACCTCTGTGTGTCATGCCGACCCCGCCGCCTCCGGGTGAGACGAACTGCGATGGTGAGCCCGGGCCGCTTCTCCAGCCGAAGCAGTTCCTCAACAGCTACGGTGATGCCGTCAACAAGGTGATGGCTGCGCGTACGGGCTGCGCGATCGGGAGTGACTGCAAGCTCGGCAATAAGACGCTTCAGGTTTGGAACCGCGAGGTCGTCGCGGATCTGCGTGAGCGAGGCATCTGCGCTGGACAGCACAAGCCGAGCCACACCGATGAGATCGCGGTCGCCAAGGACCGGACCTCTGTGCGCCAGTCTTATCACATCGGCGCGGGAGACGATGGTTCAGGCGATGCGCCGCCGGGAGGGAATCGCCGCGTCGTCTGGGCACCCGGGGCGGTGCGTGCGGCGTATAGCGCTCCGGCTGGGCCTCCTCCTGAAGATGGGTGCACAGCACCGGTCCCTCCGAAGTGCGACCGGTACAACCTCAAGGCGCACCAGAAGACGAACGACGCAACATGTCTCGTCTACAACGGGACAGACGCGAAGCGTTGGGATGGGTCCACGGTCACGGGCTACTGCGACTCCGTCGGCTTCGTGAACCGTCTGCACTGCCCGCCGAGGCTGGAGTGCGAGGTTCCTCCGAACCCGAAGGCCGTGAAGTGTGGGGAGCGCGTCGCGTGCGAGGCCATTGCGACGAGTGGCAAGCCGGATGGCAAACCCATCTGGAAGAGCGACGGGATGGTCAACCTGACCGACAACCCCTTCTTGGCAACCTGCACCAACTGTACGTGGTTGGAGATCTGCAACGCTGACGGAACGGGCTGCGGGCGGTGCGTGATCGACAAGAACACCGGACAGTGTTCATGACTGAGCACGCTGATCCAACGATCCTTCATCACCGAGAGACTGACCTTCCGGGTTCCGACTTCCGGCGGGCTCGACACTGCGAGGAGCGTGAGGTGATCATCAAGAGAAACGGAACAACTGCGAAGGTGATGATCGCTCTCGCGGCGATCTGCTTCCCGATCATGCTCACGATCATCGGGGCTCTTGTGGTGCGGGACCGTGCCAGCGTCGACGCGGATCTCGCATCGCTGAAGGCCGCGAAGGAGGCACAGGCTCTTCAGATCCAAGCAGTCGTGACGATCCAGCAACGGGTGCTCACAGACCTCGCGGAGATGAAGGCAGGACTCAAGGACAACGGGAACAAGCTGGATATGGTTTTGTTTGAAACCAGGAGGGCGAAATGAATCCGCAAACCAAGGCACTGATCCTGCGCTACCTCACCGGAGCAGCCGTTGCGGCTCTCGGCGGTGCCGTCGGAGCTGCCACCACAATGCTCGATGCCGGCTCCGTGACCGACTACAGGACGTTGGGCGCTGCGATGATCGCCGGTGCGCTTCTGGCTTTGCGTCTCTGGGTCGCGAAGCAGACCGCGGGCTTCGCCTCGATCATCGGCTTGCAGAAGTCTCTCGACGACAAGCTGGTGGAGAGCCCCGACAACGAAGGTGGGCTTCTCTACAAGGAGTTCCTGCCGGACTTGGAGAACGGATCGGCTGACCGCCCGGCTCTGTTCGCCATGGACGGCTCTGGCCTGGAAGGTCCGGGCATGGTCGAGGTTCGCAGGTTCTCGGACCCTCGACTCCAAGAAGCGGTCGAGAGCGTCTTCCTGGCCAGCGGGTTCAAGAACGGTGCCGTCATCAACGTGGACCTGAACGGAGAGATCCGCGCGGGGCTCGTCGTCAAGAAGGGCGGGCATCTCACGTTCAGTGGATTCCTGGCGAAGAAGCCTCACCAGAAGATCGAAGGACTGGCACAGGTCGCCTTCGGGTTCTAGGGGAGTAGGGAAGATGCCGAGGACGCGACGACGGCGGGCCAACGATCGGAGACGAGAGGCCGAGCAGCGCCGCATTGCAGCTGAAGCTCTTGATCGTGCCCGCCGTGTGGAGAAGGAAGATCTCGGTCGATACGTCAAGGCTGTCTATCGTTCTCGCGCGGGGGAAACTATTCACGCACGTGATGGCCGCGCCTACATCGTGCAATCGGATGGCTCACTCGTCAGAAAGGAAGGGATGCTGTGACTCCGTACAACCCTACGTTTGATGAGACCGGGATTCGGATCAGTAACGGGAGGCGGCTCCTCTGGATCGGTGACGCCGTGGCCTCAACCGGATTCGCGCGTTGCACTCATCAGACACTCGATGTACTGCGCAAGACCTGGGACGTGGCTGTTCTCGGACTCAACTACCTGGGTGATCCGCACCGGTATCCGTACCCTATCTACCCGGGTTGGCCCGGCGGTGACGGCTTCGGCTTGGGTCGAGTCGAGCACGTGATAGCCAGCGTGAAGCCGGACCTCGTAGTTATCCAGAACGATCCGTGGAACATCCCCGAGTACATGAAGCGCATCAAGGACATTCCGGTCGTAGCCTCGATGCCGTTGGATGGCAAGAACTGTCAGAGCAAGTGGCTGAACGGTCTGGCATTGGCCATCTTCTGGACGGAGTTCGGGCTCTTGGAGGCCCGCTCAGGTGGCTATACCGGGCCGGCAGCCGTGGTTCCGCTCGGTGTGGATCTCGAGATGTACAAGCCCGTTGACCAACTAGAAGCACGGCGTAGGGTAGGACTTCCTGAGGAACTGCTCGACAAGTTCATCATCGGCAACGTGAACCGCAACCAGCCACGCAAGCGGTTGGACCTGACGATCGAGTACTTCGCGGCGTTCACAGCCCGGGCACAGGCCGAGGACGCTTATCTTTTCCTGTTCGTCGCGCCGACCGGCGAGATGAGCTACGACGTCGAGCAGTTGATGCACTACTATGGCTTTAAAGGAGCCGGCAAGCGTCTTATCCTGGTTCAGCCCGAGATGGGCTACGGCCAACGGGAGGAGACGCTATCGTCCATCTACTCGTGCTTCGACGTACAACTCTCTACGACTCAGGGAGAAGGATGGGGCCTGACCACGATGGAGGGGATGGCCTGTGGGGTGCCTCAGATCTTCCCTGACTGGTCGGCTCTTGGTGAGTGGGCCAAGCCAGCGGGGATGGCCATACCGTGCTACGACACGGCGGTGACCTCGAACAATCGGATCAACATCCTTGGTGGAATTCCTGATCGGACGCAGACCGTGGAGGCACTTCATAACTGCTACGCCTCTTGGAAGCTGAAGAAGGCCGCCGATCACTACGATGTTGCCTCTGTTAGGACCGTTCTTGAACAGCATCGGGAGCTCGGGATCCAACTCGTTGCTGATCCGCGGTACCGGTGGTCCTCGATTGGTGCATCCTTCGAGATGGCACTTGACACGGTGAGCTAGATGTCGAAGCAGATCAAGCTCGTTGGACTCAAGGAGATGCAGCGGGAGATCGCCGGTATAGCGCGGCGGTTTCCTACCGAGATGCGTCGCGCCTTGTACCTTGAGCTTGAGATCAACGTGATGACTCGTTCGAAGAAGAGCTTTGTTCCCGTTGATCAGGGACCGATGAGAGCCTCCGGTTTCGTGGACATGGCCAAGGAGGGCCTCTCGGCCCGCTTCGGGTTCGGTGGACCAGCGGGTAGTGGAAACGTCGGTGGCGAGACGAACACAGAGGACGTTGGCTACGCGATCATTCAGCATGAGACTAAGTCCTTCCAGCACACAGTCGGCCAGTGGAAGTTTCTCGAACAGCCCACCAACGAGTGGATTGCCGTGGCCGCTAAGAATCTTGCAGGACGGGTTCATCTGGACCGGCAGCGCTAAGACTGAGAGGATTGGCGATGGCCTTCTATCTTTGGATTCGACCACTGCAAGAGCCTTTTGATCTTGGCATCGACGAGAAGGGTCGTGCCCGGGTTGCCTTCAATGTGACGACGCGTAAGACGCCGTCAACTACGCTCATCGAGGAGTTGGCCAAGATCTTGGCCACTGCTGGCGTCGGGGCCTACGGCACCGTTGTCTTCGGCTCGAGCATGGCCGCGATTCCCGGTACCGCAGGACCGTTCGTTACGATCATCGAGTACAGCGGCCAGAGCCCGTTGTATACGCACAACTCGCCGTCGCCGTCGTATCAGCAACCATCCGCTCAGATCGTCACACGAGCCGCTAGCTACGCCGTCGCGAGAGCGACAGCCCGGGCAGCCTACGATGCTCTTGCTGTCGTAAACAACCTCACCGTTACTCCGTAGGCTTCCCAAAGGAGAAGGACACAATGCCCAACGCAATCTCGGCGCAGGGAACGCTGGTCGCTCGTGCGCCCATCGCTACACCGACGGTGTTCGCCACGATCGGCGAGCTTCGCAACATCACGCCTCCGCCTCTCATGCGGAACGCGATCGAGACCACGAGCCACAACGAGGAGGAGGAATCGTTCGTCGTTGGCATCCGCCGCAAGGGTGAGATGACGATGGAGATCGGATACGTGCCCGATCTCGCGACGCACGATCACCTCACCGGGCTCACCAAGGCATGGCTCGACGGCAGCCGCGACATCTACAAGATCACGTACCCGGATGGCACTCAGTGGTTGTTCTCGGGCTACGTGACCAACATCGGTCCGAGCGCCCCCGTGGACGACGGGCTCACGGCCGAGGTCACCATCCGTCCGACCGGCGTCATGGAGTTCGTCACCGCTCCGTAGTTCGTTCAACAGTCGAGGCACCCGGGCCTAGAGCCGGGATCGAAGAAGGAGGGACGCACGAATGGACGCCCAGGAGAAGATCGAGTCCGTGGAACCCCGGAAGATGCTGACCGCCGAGGACATCTTGTCTGCCGATGACCTTCAGGTCGTGGAGGTGGATGTGCCGGAGTGGGGTGGAGTTGTCAGGCTCCGTCCCTTGACGGCTCAGCAGGCGATCAAGTTCGCAGAGGAAGCGAAGGAGAACAAGGGAGCTCTTTCGGCTGTCAACGTTGCGGCGATGTGCATCGTGGATGCGACCGGCAGCCCGATGTTCAACGCTGAGCAACTCGAGAAGCTGAAGAGCAAGAGCCTTCGTGCCATGATGCGCATCCAGAAGGAGGCTCTTCGGATCAACGGGCTCGACGAGAAGGCCGAGACGGCAACAAAAAACGTCTGAGGCGGGGCGGTGCGCGACGATTTGCGTACCGTCTCGCCCTTCATCTGGGATACGCTAATGTAGATACGATGCTGCGTGGAATGACCTCGCAGCAGTTCGTGGAGTGGCAGGTCTTTGGTGACCTTGAGCCGTTCGCTGCTGAGCGTGACGACTATCGTACCGGTTCGTTAGTCAGGGTCATCGCAAACGCGCATCGTAGTTCGCGTCGACATCCCACACCATACACTCTTGAGGAGTGCACCCCACGGTTCGGAGATCTTTCGAAGGCACAGAAGCGGCCGGTTCAGTCGTGGCAGATGATGAAGGCGATCGGACAAGCCATGGCTGAGAGTTCTCAACGGAAGCCAGAACGCATCATTGGCAGGAGACTAACAAGTGGTAAGCATCGGTCAGATCTTCGGGACGATCGATCTTGACGACAAGTTCTCCAAGAAGCTGATTGGAGCTGGCGGCAAGCTCGAGAAGTTCGGTCGAGACCTTCTACCGGTGTCTGCCGCGTTAACCGCTGCTGGGGGCGCAGCGGTGTTCATGGCTGCAAAGTTCGAGACGTCCTTGACTCGTATGGTGTCTCTTGCTGGTGTGAGCCAGAATGAACTGGAGGGTGTGAAGCAGCATATCCTCGATTTGGCTCCGGCGGCCGGTGTCGGCCCCCAGGCACTCGCGGAAGCTATGATGATGATCTCGTCCACGACGAGTGATACCACTGTTGCTCTCGAGATCCTCGACACCGCTGCGAAGGGTACCGCTGCTGGTCTTGGTGAAACCGTGGATGTTGGCAAGGCTTTGACCGCCATTGTCAATTCATATGGTTCTGCGAATATCACCGCTGCTAGAGCCGCCGACATTCTCACGAAGGCGGTGCAGGATGGCGGCGCTGAGGCGACGGAGTTGGCTCCGGTTCTGGCCAACGTGATTCCTCTGGCCGCGCAGCTTGGCATCAGTTTCGAACAGGTTGCTGCTAACATCGCTACTGCAACGAAGCTTGGTATCCCGGCAGCGGAGTCCGTTACGCAACTCTCCTCTGTGATGACTGCGATGTTGAAGCCAACGAAGGAGGGTGCTGAAGCTCTTGCGAGCATCAACCTGTCATATGGGGAACTGCGCGAGATGGCAGGCAAGGACCTCCAGGACACCCTGGCTCTTCTTGTCGAACGGTTTGGTGACAACAAGGAGGCTCTCGCTCAGGTCTTCGGTCGGATCGAGGCTCTGCGCAATGTCATGTCAACTGCCGGGCAGCAGGGAGCAATCTACGCAGAGGAGGTCAAGCGCATCACGGAGTCTCATGGTGCACTGGAGAAGGCATCGAAGGCTGTCGAGGGCACGACCGCGCATACGTGGGCACAGATGCGAGCCTCGGTGGAGGTGTTGGCCATTAAGCTCGGTGATCAGCTTGCACCGTCATTCGAGAAGGTGATCGAGGCAGCGAAGCCTCTCATCGAGGTGGCTGTCGGTCTCGTGGCTGAGTTTGCTGAACTACCTCAGCCCGTTCAGACTGGTACCATCGCGGTGCTTGGCCTCGTGGCTGCTCTGGGGCCGGTGTCCTACGCCGTCGGTACGCTCACCACTGCTTTTGGAACTCTACAGTCAGCGCTTGGTGTCACACTGCTTCCGACGATTGGTTACGTTGTGGTGGCCATTGGAACGTTCATCATCGTCAAGGAGGTTGCTGACTGGTTGCTCGATCTCTTCCCTGTTGTTCGGGAGATGGCGACGGCTTTCACGGATCTCGGTCTGAGGATCTTGGGAGTTTCTACGGCGTTGGAGGCATACAACAAGAGTCAGGAAAAGGGTGTCGATGCCACCGCGAACATGACGGAAGAGCAGAAGCGGGTTCTTGAACACTTCAAGGCACAACAACAGATCGTAAAGGACACCGAGGATGCGTTTGCCGCCGTGGCTACGGTGAACGAGAAGGTGGTCACTGCAACGACAAAGACCGGTGCGGCCATGAAGGCTGCCACGACGTTGACCACGGCTGACATCGCGGCAAAGCTGAAGCAGAACGCTACGACAGAGCTTCTTAGTCAGGCTACCCAGATGCTCGGTGAACCGGTTAAGGACGTAGCAACCGCGACAAAGGTATTGGCTCTTGCGGAGTCAATGAGCGCCGAGGGCATGAAGAAGGCCGCTCAGGTTGCGAAGGATCACGCTACCGAGATGTTGACCCTCAAGTTCGCGACCGAGGGTCAGGCTTTCCAACTCTCTCAGGCTGACAAGGAACTCAGTCAGTACTTCTCGACGTTGCGCTCGTTCAAGCTCGTGGATTTCACGAACGATCTGCTCGATGTCAACAAGGCTCTTGGCCAGGGACCGGAACTTGATCCTGCCGTGATTCAAGGAAAGATCAAGGCGATCAACTTCGCACCGAGCCTTGGGTCTTCTCTCAAGGCATCGTTCTCGGCTGCGGTCAAGGATCTGCCCAATGTCATCCTTCAGGCCTTCCAGGGTGGTGGTGATGTGGGCAAGGCGATTGGTGCGCATCTCGGTGGAAGCATCGGCACCACGTTAGGTGAGAAGCTGGGCCCGAAGCTGGGCGACGTGCTTGGTAAGTCTCTGGGTGGAGCCGTTGGATCCATCATGGGTCCAATCGGTTCCATGGTCGGCTCTATGCTTGGCGACCTCGGAGGAAAGCTCGTCGGCAAGCTCGGCATCGGTGGGAACAAGGAAATCATGAAGTTGAATGATCTCCGGGACAAGTTCCTTGAGACCGAAGGAGGCTTCGAGGCTCTTCAGAAGAAGCTCGTTGGGCTAACGGACCAAGACCTCGTCAAGAAGATCTTCGACGCCAAGACGGTCGAGGACTTCAACGGCGCGGTCAGCGAGGTCATGGCACTGCTCGACATGCAGACCCAGGCTCAAGAGAAGCTCCAAGGTGCGATCGAGGAGTACGGGATTACCACAGCAGAGCTAGGGCCAAAGTGGGCTCAGCAGCAAATGGACGAGCGTGCGTTATCACTGCTCGAGAAGTGGAAGCTGCTCGAAGCTGCGGGCGTTGGTGTTGGGACTCTCCTGGAGAAGATGGGTCCCGACATGGCCGCTTTCGTCCAGGAGTCCATCACCGCCGGCACCGCCATCCCCGAGGCCATGCGTGGTGTCGTGGAGAAGCTGATCGAGAGCGGTCAGTTACTCGACGAGAACGGTGAAGCCTACACGTCGGTCGAGGACGCTGGTGTCACCTTTGCCACGACGATGGAGGAGAAGTTCGTCTCACTGCTTGACAAGATCACGCAGATGGTGAATGCCCTTCTCGGTATTCCAACTGAGGTCAACACCAACGTCAATGTTCATACTCGCTACACGGATTCGGGTGACAACGCCCGTGATGGCGGCGAGGACAACGACCCTGCGACCCCGTTTGCTACCGGTGGCATCGTGACTCAGCCCACTTTTGGACTCGTTGGTGAGGCTGGTCCCGAGGCGGTCATCCCGTTGGATCAGTTGCCCAGTCTGATGAGTGGCTCTAGCGCTACGTTCAGTCCAGCGCAGATGAGCATGCTTCAGGCTGCCATCACCAGCGCAATTCGTGATGCTCTTCTCCAGGCAAGTTGATGAGTCTGTATCCTGAACCCGTGTTCCCAGAGGCTGTTCGAGTCGACGCATTCATGCGTCGGTTCGTTCTGTGGACGGAAGAGAGCAACGCGATCGTGTACGATCCCTCTACCAGTGTCCCAGGAATCACCCCTGGTGACATCGTAGCCACGGGCACAGCGGGAACGGCCCGATCCGTTCAGCAGTCGGACAGTGAGTTCGACCGTTGCTACGTTGAATTTGTTGTGACGCAACTCGGTGTTGGCTTCGGTAAGGGTATCGGGTTGAGTCACGTCTACACGGCGGGTTCGTTTACGGCAATCGACTTCGCTCTCAACATCACGGCTGGGGCTGCCTGGAACATCTACGAGAACAACGTTCTCAAGCTCGCCGGTTCGGCCGACGTGGTTCTCGGTGATGTGTTTCGCATTGAGGCGGCAAATGGTGCGGTGAAGTTCTACCGCAACGGTACCCTACTCTACACGTCTACTACGACTCCGATCTACCCTCTCTTCGCGTTTGCTGACTGCTTCGCGGTCGACGGCCGATTCGATGACGTGGTGTGGGCACAGTGGATTGAGTTGCCAGACCTGCAACTTCGCGGCGGAATCACGATCAAGCGTGGGATGCAGGGCACCACGATGCGAGACCGTGTGGCCACCACGGGCACGCTAGCGTTCCAGTTGGACAACAGTGCTGACAACTCTGCCGGACTTCTTGGGCTCTACTCCCCGAACAACGCGAATGCTCTTGAGGACTGGCATCTTGGTACACCGGTCCGTTGCATCATCACATACCTAGCGATCGAGGAACCGGTCTTCGTTGGACAAGTGGAAAATATCATCCCTGAGTCCGGACGGTTTCGAGAACGTAAGGTTGAGGTGTCGTGTGTGGACTGGATGAATGAGGCCTCTCTGTCGAAGGTTCGTGGTCTTACGGTTCTAACGAACGTTCGTTCGGATGAGGTTTTCTCGGCCATCCTGTCTGCGGTTGAACGACAACCCGCCGCGATCGTTGCTCAGATTGGAGGTGACTCGTATGCCTACGCTCTGGACAACGCTCTGGCAGAGACCTCAGTCATGTCGGAGTTTCAGGCACTTGCTCAGTCGGAGTTGGGATACGTGTTCGTTCGCAGGGATGGCACCTTGGTCTTTGAGAGCCGGCATCAGAGACCGAATACGTTGGCACTCGCTGAGAGCTTCGATGACTCTGACATTGATGATGTGAATCCTGGTCGTGGTCGATCGTCAATCATCAACAGAGCTGAGGTTCAGGCACATCCTCGCCGTGTAGACACGGCTGCTACATCGGTTCTGTTTTCTTTGGCCTCTATTCCCAGAATTGAGAGGCAAACGTCTCAGGTGTTCTCTGCCCCGTACCGCGACCCTGATGCTAGAGCTACTCGTGTTGGTGGTGTGGAGATGGTTCAACCGGTCCTTACAACGGACTACCTTTTCAACACTTCAGAGGATGGCACCGGCATCGACATCTCCTCGCAGCTCTCCGTTTCAGCTATCTATTACGCCAATGCTGCGGAGGTGACGGTACTGAACAACGGTCCGATGGACGGGTATCTGCGTAAACTTCAATGCCGTGGGAAGGGAATCTACTCGTACGAGACGATCAAGGTTCGCGCTGACTCGCAGCCGTCGAAGGATCGATACGGCGAGAGCAGCCTCAACTTCGACATGCCCTATCAGGCTGATGTAACCATCGCCAAGGACGCGGCTGAGTTCATGGTCAATCAGGCCAAGGACGTTCTTACACCCGTGGACGCTCTTACGTTCATCGCGAATCGTGAGGATCGTCTCATGCGCGCGGCGCTTCGGTTGGACATCAGTCACAAGGTACATGTTGAAGAGACTGTCATCGGAGGTGAACCGTTTCTACCTGTCGGGGAGCTGAACCAGTCCGTCTCGGCTCTGGACTTCTTCATCAACTCGGTCTCGATCTTCATTGGTGAGCGTGGCATCATCCGTTGCACCTGGGGCTTAGCTCCAGGCGATCCCTTCAACTACTGGATTCTTGAGCGTGATGGATTCACTGAACTGGATCAGACAACCCGATTGGCCTACGGAGCTTTTGTTGCAGGGTGGGTCCTGGACAGTTCGGTCCTTGGAACCGGAACGAGGGTGAATCAATAATGGCATGGACTACTCCGCGAACGTGGCTCGCCGGTGAGCTCGTCAAGGAGGGCGATCTCAACGCGCAGATTCGTGACAACCTTGGTGTCCTCAAGACTCCACTTACCGATGCCGGCAAGATCATCGCTCTGTCTGCTACGTATGTTGATGACCTCTCCGGAACCAATCTCACCGGAGTTGCTAAGCTCGGTGCAGCCAACGACTACACCGCAGGACTCCAGAACTTCAACGCTGGAGCGACAACCCGGTTCGTCGCTCCCATCGGCCCGGACAAGTACTGATGGCTTGGACCGCTCCTCGAACGTGGGTCGACGGCGAGATCGTAACCGCCGCGATGATGAATGCCCACGTCCGCGACAACATGACTGTCCTCAAGACCCCGATCTCCAATCTTGGTCGTCTCACCGGTCTCAGTTCCACGACCGTAGACAACCTCTCCGGGGTCAATCTTACGGGGCTTGTAGCCACGGGAGCGGGAGTCAACCACACTGCTGGAAGGCAGCGCTTGACCGGCACCTCGCTGATGCGGCTGCCAGTCGGAACGGACAAGTGGTTTGGTACGAAGGGAGTGGACGCGGCTGGGATGTGGGTGGAAGGAACGGATCTCCACAACATCTCCAGTGACCACACAACCGAGTGGAGGTACCCGGGCACTCTGGTCGGCTCGGTAGGAGTCGGATCCGCTGGTAACTTCTGGATCGAAGGCAGCTTCGCACACTACATTGATGCCAGTGGAGACGAGCGCATCATCGATTCCACGGCCACCGGGCATAGCGACTCGAACTCGTCACTAGGAACTCTTTGGGTTGAGACGTACGTACATTGGATTCGTGAAACTTCCGTCACCGAGCAGGTCGGCCACTCGGATGTTACTCATGGGGACCACAACGATCACGCGGACCACACGGACCACAACGACACCGGGCCACACGGGGATAGCAGTGTGCACACGGACACGGGTTCGCCGCACAACGACAGCCCGGGAACTCATATCGATCATACTGACGTTGGACACGCTGACGTTCCGGCTGTTCACTCGGACCACACAGACCACACGGACCACGACGATCACACGGATTCCGGAGCACATGGGGATGTCACCTCACATTCTGATTCCACTCCTCACACTGACATAGCGGCTGACTCGCGACCGATTGTTGTATGAGCGTCGAGGTCAATCTTGTTGGTCGTCGCTGCGGTTCCAACAATGGGGCGCTCTCGTGTGTCTACTGCTATCTTCCTCTCAAGGCGCGAGAGGAGGAGCAGCTTCAGCCCGTCAACCATGAGGCAATCCATCTGGCTGTTGAGGCTGAGAATCCACGTAAGGGAGAGGGGTTCCAGTTGTTTGGAGGCGAACCGTTGCTGGCGCGTCTCGAGGACCTGGAACGCATCTTCGCCTGGGGTCTTGAGAAGTACGGCAAGAACGGTATCCAGACGAGTGGACGCCCCATCACCGAGAAACATCTTGAGCTCTTCAAGAAGTATAAGGTCAACGTCGGCTTCTCCATCGACGGACCTGAAGAGTTGAACGATGCTCGATGGGCTGGGTCTACGA